AACCAAAGAAGAAGCCTAATGTATTTAAGCGCTTCTGGAATTGGATGACTAAGAAGAATTAATTGGTTACTAAAACTAGGTTTTACAGTGTACCTTAAACACTGTATAAAGGTGTTTAGCTCAGTGGTTAGAGCAGTTGTTTATAATTTAGTACGTGCTGGCATATCCCCCCTGTCTTATACACAGTAGAAAGGGTAATTCGGTTACATGTGGGTTCAAATCCCCCTGCCAGCACTATGATAAGTGAAGATAAGAAAATAGAAGCTCAAAGGTTATATGATGAGGTAGGTAATATAAAGACTGTAGCTAAAACTCTTCATATAGCTTATGAAACATTGAAGAAATTTATAGTCTTTAAGGAAAGACCTAAAAGACAGATAAAACCTATAAGAGATACTTCAAAATATAGAAGAACTATAAAACAGTTACTTGTTGAATACAAGGGTGGCAAATGTCAAATATGTGGATATAGTAGATGTGTAAAGGCACTTGAATTTCATCACTTAAATCCACAAGAAAAAGATTGTACTATTAGTGGAGGTACTAAATCATTTGACTCCCTTAAACCAGAAGTAGATAAATGTATCCTAGTATGCTCTAATTGTCATAGGGAAATACATGCTGGTTTAGTAGACTGTTCAGTATATCTATAATTATACACAACCGGTCGGTGGTTCGAATCCACCAGCACCTACAAAGTTAATTTAACCATACTTTAAATTGAGTTTATTTTTTTAGATGAATGTAACCTTATAAGACAACTGGTGGAGTCAGGCGATATAAAGCTAATAGGTTGGTTCGATTCCAACATAAGGTTCCCTACACAATGTAGATTAAAATTTAATAATAAATATTAGTTATCCCGTTGTTATACATAGTTCGAGACGGATAAAAGAGTACGGCGTCTGAGATACTCTCTATGTATAATATTCCCCTATGGCGTAACGGTAGCGCGGAGGGCTCTTTTATCCAATAACTAATTGAATATATAATAATGGAAAATAAAATATATAAGCTCTCGGACGAACAGTTTGTCGAGCTACTCAAGAAAAGTTCAACAATATCTGAAGTATTGTTTAAACTCGGTTATACAACTAAAGGTAATTCTTGGGGTTATTCGCAAATTAAACGTAGAATGACCGACCTCAATTTAGACTATTCTATATTTAAAGGAAAGTCTTATTTGTCAAACAAGAAAACTGATAAAATAAGTGAGAAAGACATACTTAGAGAAAATTGTAAACATCAACGTACTGTATTAAGAAGATATATAATAAAAAACAATTTAATTCCGTATAAATGTGCAATATGTGGTTGTACAGAATGGCAAGGAAAAACATTAAGTTTAGAGCTTGATCATATCAACGGAATTAACAATGACAATAGATTAGAAAATTTAAGATTTTTATGTCCAAATTGTCACAGTCAAACTTCTACATATGGAAGTAGAAATCAACAACTTAATGAATCAAAATATGATATTTCAGATGAATTACGTACAATTGTTGAAAATAAATATAAAGAAGTTAAAAATATAAAACAGGTATCTTCAATTTTAGGAATTCGTAGATGTATAGTTACAAAAATAGTAAACGAATCTGGTCAAAAGCGTTCTAATCAAAAATATGTAATACGATATGATAAAGATTGGAATGAACTTAAAAGATACGGTTCGCTTGTAGAAACAGCTAAGGATTTAATAGAATCTGGAGAAGTTAAAACAAAACGAATTAAAACATGCACCAGAACTATTATGTACAATAAAGATAATTTTTGGTTGAATAGTTATTGGAAAGTATTGGATGGTAGTGGGATAATAAATAATCCACTATTAGAACCTTCTCTAATTGACTCGGAAAACATTGTTGACGAGGCGCAAGCGAAAAGCAGCGTGACTGACTAAACGAGAAGGCTGACCTTAGGGTTGGATGCAATAGTCGAGCTATGAACCCCTCGTCTGTCTGGGTTCGAATCCTAGTGGGGGGACTAGGTTATACATTTTAGTTCAAAAGACAATGCTAGAATAATGGTAGTTCACGCTATATAAACGTAGCGAGGTGTCGGTTCGAATCCGATACATTGTCCATAAATTTAAAACATATGAATATAGGAACACACAATTCATTAACTTATTTAACACCTAAAAAGTGGTGGCAGAAGTTAATTAAATTTACAGCTAAATGTCAAGCAGTAAATTATGAAGAACAATATAGACTTGGTGCTAGAGTATTTGATGTACGGTTATGGTATGATGATGATTTTAAAATTGAGATTCGTCATGGTAGAATAGCTTATATAGGCGGATTTACAGTGTTATATGACATGTTTGATTTTTTAGATAATAAAAAGGATTGTTATGTAAGACTTATATGTGAAGAAGATTCTTTTGCGAAGAAAGATCCGTTGGCTTCAATCAAAGAACGTTATTTTATGGATGAGTGTCATAATTTTGAAACACAATTTCCAAATATAAAATTTTTTGGTGGAAATAGAAAATACGATTGGAAGGTTTTATATAATTTTAAAAATAAAGATGTACCTATTCTTGTTGATAGATATTCTAGTACAACATCTTTATTCAAGAGTGATAAAAAGTGGTTAGCTATACTTGACGACTTATGTCCTATATTATATGCCAAACTGAAGAATAAAACGCTTATCAAGGAGCATGATGATAAAGACGGTTATTTGTTTATTGATTTTATAAATATAAAGTAATGAAAGTAAAGTTTAAGAAGTTATCAGATAAAGCAGTAACTCCTTCATATGCACACAATGGTGATGCAGGTATGGATTTAATTGCAGTGAGTGTAGCAAGCGAGATAAATGAATGTGGACAGTTTGTAATAGTATATCATACAGGATTGGCTATTGAAATACCAGAAGGTCATGTGGGATATATATTCCCTAGATCTAGTATTTCAAAGAAATCTTTAAATCTTACAAATTGTGTAGCTGTTATAGATTCAAATTATCGTGGAGAGCTCATTCTCAAATTTAAAAATACTTCCGGCGATAGTGTTCCGGCAGTATATGCTCCAGGAGATAAGATAGCGCAGCTGATCATAATGCCATATCCAAAGATAGAGCTTGAAGAGTCAGAAACTCTTTCTGATACTGAAAGAGGTGCGAATGGATTTGGTTCTTCAGATGAAGAAATTAAAGAAACTGATAAACCGGCATAATGCCGAGGAAGGGTGTCCTGCATAAGGTCACCCTTTATTTATATACGTATATTTTAAAATTAAAAACAAATTAACATGTTAAGAAAGAAAATAACAGGAGCTAAATATTTTTCAGATGCTACTAAGTAGATGACCAATCTGAATATAGCAACTCCTATAGATAAGAAAGATACTAACTTTGGCTCATCTGATATACTTCTTGCTAAAGATGTAGTAAAACTCGCTAATGGTACAAATAGTGAAGATATAGATAAACTTAAAGCATCTATAACGTCTATAAATGAACAGATAACAAACGATCAGAAAAACATAACAAAGAATACTAATGATATTTCAACTCTTAATTCTAAGTTTACAGGATTGTTTGAAGTAGTAACTGAATTACCTAATATCAATGACGCTCAGCTCGGAAAGATCTATTGTATCAAAGATATGTCCTCAAGTGAAGACGATAATAAATACATAGAGTGGGTTAAGATAAAGACGGCTGATGATACATATAAATTTGAAAAGGTTGGAGAGTTTAAAGCTGAACCTGATTTGAGTAATTACGCAAGAACTGATATTGATACAACATTTGATAAAAATGTTTATATCAATCAAGATATAATTGTTAAGTGGGGAATTTGTACAAATATAGTAAAACCATTTCCTGGCAACTCAAGATATTTTTATGTTAATGAGCACCCTGTTTCAACAAAAGCTTTTACTCCTGATGGAAAATTAACTGACATTGGTACTGAGGAAGACTTTGTATTTACTCTTGAAGATGGTTCTAAAGTAACTAAAAAAATAAGAGTACTTAGTAGTACTACGACTCCTGCAACTTAAAACAAACGATTATGGATTTTAGTAAAATAACTAATATACGAATAAAGGAAGGTAACGTTACTAAAATAACTGATAAAGATAATAAGATTGTTTGGCAAAATATAATTGATCCTGAACAATACGCTTATGGTGTTAGATTTAGTAATAAAGTATCTACTAATCCTTTATCTCTATTATAATATGAGGGATAATTTTTCAGTTGGCGGAGATTGGAAATCTACAACTAAAGCAGGACTTTTATCAAGACAAGTTATAGGAGATATAACAGAATTAACTTATGTAAAATGTACTGTATTAGATGATAAAGCTGAATGATGCATTATTGATTGTAAATATTTATTAATAAACTTAAATGAACTAGATCTCATATGGAGCTTAGTAGGTTCGTTACCTAATCTAGTTACGAACAATAGTTCAAAATAAATTAATTATTTGTTCAATTTAAAATTTTACAATTATGGGTACACTTGAGAAAATTTATTGTACAGGGCATGATAATAATGATGCCCTTATTGCTACATTGGCAAATCAGCGTAATAATGATCCTATGGCAATGGCAGCTATGATGAATGGTGGTATGAATAACTGGTGTAACAACCCGTTTATATACCTCGTGTGGATGATGTTCGCTAATAGATTCTGGGGAAATGACAATAATCCAAATAGTTGTCAGCTCGATTCTCTTAGAAATCAGATGTCCGACAATCAGAATAGCAATCTAATTATGGATGCCATTAAAGGTAATAGTTGTGCTATTAGTCAGTTAGCAAGTAACTTGAATTGCGATTTCAATTCTTTGAATAGCGCAATTTGTGATGTTCGTTCGAGTGTACAGTCGGTAGCTGGTTAGGTAGGCTTTTCAGCAGAAAGAGTCATTAATGCTATTAATCTCGGAGATGCTGGACTTACCTCTGCTTTGCAGAATTGCTGCTGCCAGACTCAGCAAAACATTATCAAAATGGGTTACGAACAATAGTTGGCTACATGTGGTCAGACTAACTCAATAATGAGTGCATTTAATACTACTAATAGTGGTATTGAGCGTGGTTTCTCAGCTATTGGTTATCAGATGGCTACAGATAAGTGTGATATAATCAGAGCAGGACAGGATAATACTCAGCGTATAATTGATACATTGAATAATCACTGGACATCTGATTTGCAGTAGAGATATAATGATGCTCGTTTAGAACTTAGTCAGCAAAAGCAGAATGCTACGTTGATTGAGGCTCTTAAACCTGCAACAACCGCTGCTGCGTAATTAATTAAGGGCGGGAAACCGCCCTTATAAATCCATAATATTATGTTATTTAAAGACGTAAAACAAAATTATCCTGTATATATACTGGATAAATAAGAATTGACATTCTCTCAGGGTAAAGTAATGTCAGTAGGTTTCCCAAGAATGGATGTGATGTCTAAACCAGTTAATCCGATTAATACGCAAATGGTTATAGATGTTACTGTTGAAAATGGAGGGAAATCTGCTACATATACTATACCTGAAGGATTGTCAATTACTTATGCTGGTAATATTGTATTATCAACTGACAAAGAAGGATTGGTTCGAGAAATAGAGGCTATGAAAAATTCAGCAGAATCTATTATAAATTCTATGGATAAGTAGAAACAAATATTAGATAAATCTAATAAATTGTTATCTGAATTAAATCCTGCATTTAAAGAAAAACAAGAAGTAGATTCTAGATTCGCTAATATTGAAAATTCAATAAATGAGATGAAGGAAATGTTTAATAAATTCTTAAATACAAATCGTCATGAAGATAATAACAATACGCCACAGTGATAATAATGATGAACAATTAAAAGTTCATAGTAATGAATTAAAAACTTATATAGATTAGCATAGTAAACATTTTGATGAAAAATCTTTAAGTTTTGCTTTGTCGCATATGATAAACGGTAACGGTTCTGACCATAAATTTACAACAGAGTTTATACAGCAATATATAAATGATAATAATATGCATATTGGGAATAATTCTAATATATATGATATCACATATACTGCAAACATGGCTTATGCTGACTTTTATCCAGATATACTTCATGATGAAGTTGAGTGTATAAAATACGCTATAGCTGTTGCTAATGATGTAGATGGTTACGAAGGAATACAGTTTCGTAGGTGGCTTGCTGATCTTATGAGCAAAAATATCGTTTTTAATTAAAGTGAAAAAAATAAAATTACTCGGATCGAAACTTATAAACGACATAAAATATCCAAGGATACCGAATGTATGTATATTCAATGAATTCGATAGTGCACTCAATGCAAATTTTGAAGAAGGAGATATTTTAGATGCAAATAGTATCCGGTATTTTGTTGACAAATTAAATAATACAAATCTCTAGAACTTCGTTAAGTTTGATTATGCTGAAAATAGATATGTTAAAAAAACTGATGTGATTGAAATCAGCAAACCGAAATCAATGACAAATGAAGATATAGATGAGATTTATAATAACATTATAAAACAATGACTAAATATTTAGACGAAACTGGCCTTAAACACTATACTGAAAAACTCAAATCATCATACTTTGACTATGTTGATGCGATGCGTTCTAGTGCAAGTAAAGATGTTGTGCAGCCAGTGATAACAAACGAAACATGGACAATTAAAGATGCTTCTGGTACTACAAAGACTTAGACAACTAAGCCTACTGATTTGGAGACAGGACATACTATTAAATGGTCTGGATCTTGGAAGTGGACTACAAGCGCAGATCGTCAGAACCCAAAAACTGCAGCCGGAACATGGGGAAATACTATTCCTGCATCTGGTATAGCATCTTCATTGTATTCTACTCCTGACTTTAAAGTACCGGCAGGTGCTCAAATTGCTACAGTAACAGTTACTGCTCCTAAAAGTGGTGGAATAGAGCTCAAAAATAACAACATAGTCCCTATAACTGGAGGTAATCATACTCATACTGTAACAGTAACAGAACCTGTTATAAATACCGCATATAAGTATTATGGTTATGTTACTAAGAAAACAGGACTTACTGAAGCAGAGATTAAAGCTTTAACCAAGCAGCGTTCAACAGCAACTGCTCTTACGGTCAATGGCTTCAACAATACTGACAAATATTGGGCGTATGCTTATCTTAAAAATAGCACAGGCTCTAATAAGATTAGTAGCTTTGAGGTATCTGGAGATGGTAAGTACGACTTGAATAATATTTTTGGAACACAGGCTCCACAGGAAATAACTATTACAAACTTAGCTGGAACTTCTCAGACATATTTCTTGTATGTAATGCAGGATACTAGTAAGTTTACAGCAGGTCAAACTATAACAATAAGCTAATATGACAACGAATATTAATTTTTACGGAAAACCGTTTGGCGCACCATTGTTGCCAAACAAAATGACATCTGATGGATGGTCTATAGCAGATGCTCGTCATATTGGTGGACATCGTGTTGTAGATACGGTTGATGATTTGTACGAACTGTATGATTGGCAGCTTGTTAATCCAAGTGCGCTTCTTCATAATGATAAAAGTAGTGCTGCAGGACAGAAATGGTATGTAAAGGGTGACGGTACGTACATGTTGAAAAGTTACGATAACCGTACATCTAGTGCTGGTTGGGTAAAGGTAGAAGATAATGCTGGACATCCAATAGTTCCTGACTTAGCTTAGATTAAATCTGATATTGAGAAACATAATAAAAGGATTTCAGACACAGAAAGTAAATTAGTAACTAATGCCAATAAACCAAATGGTGCTATTGTATTAGATGCAAATGGGTGTATTCCTCCTACAGCTAGTTCTGCATTTAGAAAAATAAACGGTAAGTCTATACTCAGGGCTGATGGAGATATATCTGATATTACAATAGACCTTTCTTTGTTTGTAATACCTGCAAATAATACGTTGCCTGTTATTGGTGACCCAAATAAGATCTATCTTATTCAATAGCCTCCTGCTGCTGGAACATTTCCTGAGACAAATAAAGGTAATATATACATTGAATATCTCTATGTAAATAATGCCTGGGAAAAAATTGGAGAATACAAAGCTGAAATAGATCATACAGCTTATCTTAAGAAAACTGAGGCCCAAAAATTATATGTGCAACGAGAATCTGCTTCACCGGCTACGTATATATTAAATAGCTCTTCAAGTCTAACTGCAGACGATGCTATCAGTACTAATAAAGCAGCAAGTGTTGCCCTTTTGTATCATGTAAAATAGGCCTTACAAAACTCTATAGACGGTTGTTCTAAAACAGATCATAAGCATAAAGTTAAAATAAATAAAACAGAATATATTATTACTGGCAGTACTGCTATTGATCTTGGATCATATGTAACGCCTACGTAGTTTAGTCAATAGGTTTCTTCTTATACATATTCTTCGGAAACAATTGACAATAAAATTAGAAATGTTACTACATCATCATTGGGTATATCTACTTTGACAAACACAGAAATAGATACAATATTTACACAAATATTTGGATAATGAAAATATTAGACGCAAGTGGACTTACGCATTATTCTCAGAGATTATCAAGAACAAATAAAGTCATAGTTTTAAAAAATATATAGATTAATGATAATGCTTCAGCAAAGAGTATTATGCCTACTGCGATATAGACGATTGCAACAAATCTAGAAAAATTAAACAAAACAAATAACGCAACGTTTATAGTTAAAGATAAAAGTGATAATACTAGAGGAGTTGCATCGTATATAGGAAATGGTGGTTCTACGATAAATAAAAGCGTGGGTTATATAGAATTGTATGTATTCGATTCTGCGAATACATCCGAATAGGCAAAAATTATGGTAAATTGTGGAACAATAAAACCGATGTCATAATGAAAATATCAGTAATAATGAGCGCATATAACGCGCAAAAAACAATAAGTAGAGCAATTCGTTCTGTGCTAAACTAGACATATGATGATATAGAACTCATTGTCGTGAACGATTGTTCAACAGATAATACGGAAAAGATTGTAAAAAAATATAAAGATAATAGAATAGTATATATAAAACATGATGTTAATCTTGGCGCGGGTTGTGCTAGAAATACTGGTATTAAAAACGCGACAGGAGAATATATTGCATTTCTTGATTCTGACGATTATTACAATAAGGATTATATACAAACTATGGTTGACGGAACAGAACACGGTACGTTTGATATAGTGTCTTCCGGATACATCGTAATAGAAGGTAAACATAGAAAGACAAGAAAACCTAAAGCATGTAAAGCATATGATAGTCTTTATATAAATGATAATTCTGGAACTATACATTTTTTAAATGTACAATTAGTTAGAAAAGAATTATTTGATCATGTTGAATATTGTAAACGCAGATTTATCGAAGATAGCTCCACTTTTGTTAAATTATTATATTATGCGAAAAACAGAAATGTATTAAACTATGCTGGTTATAATTATATTTAGAATCCAGAAAGTTTAATACATTCTAGTAGTTGTTATAAAAAATATCTTTATAATCTATTGTGTGCAAAAGACGCACATATTTTCTTTTCATAGGTTGGACATCCTGAAATGTATAATTTTAAAGATTTCTTGGCAAAATTCAATTCTATGAATATTCCTTAGAAAGAGGAAGGTTATGAAAAAGAATAGGAAGAATTGATGAATTATATAATAACGTGCTTTAATAGTGTAATATAATGTTTGATATACAAGGTAATAAAATACAATTAAAAACAGAAGATTTAGCCATACCTCCATTTAAAGATTTTTATAATAAATCTAAGGATAAAGAAGACGCTATTAAAAAAATAGAGTTTATAATTTGGAGATATAAATGGAATACTCCTTATGAAGCTTATCCTGAAAAAGAACGTAGTTGGAGAGTTGCTAAAGATGTTTTTAATGATGAACATTATGTACCAGACGCAGATGTACAAGAACTGGCAAAAAGGTTTAATGAGTTTCAAGAAACTCCTATGACAAGATTGTTAACATCTTCTAAACATGCGGCTGAGGCGATAATGGATGTAATGAATAATTACAGCGGATCTGACCTAGACATAGATAGTGCTACTAAAGTATCTAAATTACTTAAAGATGTTAGTGGTATTATAAAATCATTGGATCTCGCTATGAAACAAGCAAAGGCTGAACAAGCTGAAACTGGAAGAGTTAAAGGCGGAGGTGTTATAGGCCTTTATGAAAATCCTAAATAATTATGGTAGATTTCAATAAACATATTAATAATTCAATTAAGTTCAGTCCTGCTGCAGAGTTTTTTAAAAAACATAAATGTTATACTTTAGCTCCTAGGGGAACTACAGATTATAATAGTTATTGGGATTGCGAAACAGAGAGATGTTTACATGGATATACTGCACCTGATGGTGATTATATAACAGGATATCATTATTTCTATCTTAATTATAGCCCTATTATGCGAATAGATCAAACAGAATATATTGATAGAGATGGAAATCATAGAATACGTAGAGAGCGTGTTTTGAATTTTCCAACTTTTTGGGACTATGATTATTATTACTTTAATGCTATAGAAGAAGCTGTAGCATCTGGTAAACATATGGCTGTATTAAAAAGTCGTGCTCGTGGATACTCCTTTAAAGGTGCATCAATGCTTGTACGTAATTATGAATTGATACCTGGATCTAAAAACTTTGCAGTAGCATCTGAACAAAAGTTCCTTATCGGAGACGGTCTTTTAACAAAGGCTTGGTAGATAATGGACTTTATAGATAAAAATACAGCATGGGCTAAACAACGTTTAGTATCAACACGTATGGAAAGAGTTGCTGGCTATAAAGTAACTGATGAATTTGGTAAACAAACTGAACAAGGTTACATGTCATCTATAACAGGTATAACTCTTAAGAATGATCCTGAACGTATTCGTGGTACTCGTGCAAAACTTGTGTTATGGGAGGAAGGAGGTAAATTTCCGAATCTTCTTGATGCATGGCGCATTGAATAGCCTTCTGTAGAACTCGATGATGGTTTTGCATTTGGACTTTAGGTTGCTTTTGGTACCGGCGGTACAGAAGGTGCGAGTTTTGCAGGACTAAAAGAATTGTTCTATAAGCCTGAAGCATACAACGTATTATCATTTCCAAATATATGGGATGATAATGCTGAAGAAACTAAATGTGGATTTTTTGTTCCGTCTTGGAGTAATCTTGAATCATATGACGCAGATGGCAATCCTCAATATATGGATAAAGATGGCAATAGTCTACGAGACAAAGCTATCGAGAATCTAATAGAATAGCGCAATAAGATTAAAGACGGAGGAGCATCACAACAATCCATAGATAGATTTATATCTGAAAGACCTATTAAACCAAGAGAAGCTGTACTTGAAATTGGTAAGAATATATTCCCAAGAAAACTATTATTAGATCAATTAACTAGATTACGTACAAATACTAAACTACGTAATATGAAACATATAGTAGACCTTAATTGGGATGGTAATGGATAGATAACTGCAACAGAAAAGAAAACAGGAGATATTACAGAATACCCATTAAAGAAAGGAGATAAGCCACATGGATCTATAGTTATATGGGAATATCCTGTAAAAGATCCACCGTTTGGATTATATATCGGAGGATGTGACCCATACGACCACGATGATTCGTTTACGAATTCATTGGGATCGGTATTTATATTTAAACGTGTAAAAGCAGGAGAAGCTTGGACAGATGTAATAGTAGCTGAATATTCAGGAAGACCTGATACAGCAGAAGAATATTACGAGAATGTAAGAAAACTTCTAGTGTTTTATAATGCTAGATTATTATTTGAGAATGAACGTAAAGGTATATATCCTTACTTCACAAATAAACACTGTGACTACTTACTCGCAGATTAGCCCGATAAGATTATATCAGAAGTCTTTAAGGACAGTAAAGTACAAAGACGTAAAGGATGTCATATGACAAAAGCTATTAGAGCTTATGGAGAAGGTTTAATATTAGAATGGTTACTTGAAGAATATGAACCAGGACACCCTAATGTAGAGAGAATATACAGTGAGCCTTTGATTGAAGAACTCATAGAAAATGACGGTGTTAAAAACGTGGATAGAGTCATAGCATTATGTATGGTTATGATATATAGAGAAGAGTTATATCAAATAAAGGTTAGTAAATCACAAGAATAGAATAAATAGGTTGAACTTTTTGATATGCCGTTATTTAGCCAATAGTGGTTTCAAGATAACAGTGTACAAGATGACATACCGCTATTTAGTTTTTAACAATGGTAAGAGTAGAAGATAATTTATATAATGCTACATTCCCACAACAGAAATTACCTCTATCAAAGAAGAATGAAGATTGGCAACACGGTTGTGTAAACTACATTATTGGAGAAGGTAATGTAGTATCTGGCGGAATGCATAAAACACAGTTTGGAGAGCTACAAACCTATTATAACCTATATAATAGTATTTTTGACGAGAAAGACTTTAAACGAATAACGAACCCGTTTAAAGTTGATGATGGATTTCCGGCTACTCCTCAAGATTTTAATATAATACGTCCTAAGATAGATTTATTGATAGGAGAAGAAACTAAAAGACCTATGAATTTTAGAGTAGTTAGAACGTCTTAGGAAGCTGCTTCAGATCTGATGGAAAAAGAAAAAGAATTGTTATCACAATATATGATGGCAGCAATAACTTCTAAATTAGGTCCTGAAGAACAGTAGAAATTTTAGCAGCAGTTATAGAGTGGGGAAATAATGCCTCCAGAAGCTATTGCTAAGTATATGGATAGTTCATATAAAGATATTGTTGAAAATACAGCATATCATACTTTGACGTATTTAAGAGAAAAATTAAATATAGATAATGAATTCATAAAAGGTTGGAAGGACGCTTTAATATCTGGAAATGAAATATATTATGTAGGTGTTCAAAATGGAGAACCCTATATGGAAAGAGTAAATCCTTTGTTTTTTTCATACGATAAAAGTCCAGATCTTGAATTCATAGAAGATGGTTCGTGGTGTTGCCGTAAAATGAGACTTCCAGTAACAGAAGTTTATGATAGATATTACGATAAACTTACTGAAAAAGATTTAAACAAATTGAATGAAATGATGACAGGAAAGCCTATGAATGATGTTGGTGAAAAAGATCCTGTTGATAATTTTAGTGGGATAAAATTACATATATATGATAATCCTGTTTATGATCAAAAAAACAGATATTGTATTAATGTATGGCATTGTTGCTGGAAATCTTTTAAGAAAATATATTATGTTACTGTTTTAGATGAAACAGGAACTCCTCAGACATAGATAGTAGATGAAACATATAAGAAAGTTGGAAACGAAGTGTCTGTAGAACAAGATTGGGTAGTAGAAGTATGGGAAGGATATAGAGCAGGAAGTGATTTATATTTTGGAATACAACCACTTGAATATCAACATGTAAGTATAGATAATCCAAATAGCCAAAAATTACCGTACTGTGGATGTGTTTATAGTAATACTAATAGTAAACCGAGATCACTTGTTAGTATATTAAAGCCTTTACAATATATGTATATTGTATTATGGTATAGACTTGAATTAGCAATAGCTCGTGATAAAGGTAAGGTTATAAACATGGATATCACACAGATACCTAAGTCTATGAATATTACACCAGATAGGTGGATGCATTATCTTTCTAGTGTAGGTGTTAACTTCATAAACCCGTATGATGAATCTTGGAACGTACCTGGAAGAGAAGGAGGTAAGCCTGCACAATTCAATCAGATTACCGCGTTGGATTTAACAATGTCTAATGTAATCGCTGAATATATACAGTTGATGGATAAAATAGAACAATTGGCTGGAACTATTTCAGGTATTACAGAACAACGTCAAGGAGCAATTAGTTCATCAGAATTAGTTGGAAATGTTGAAAGATCTGTTGTACAATCTTCACATATAACAGAGCCGTTGTTTTGGGCGCACGCTCAGTGCAAACGACATGTACTTAATATGTTGTTAAACACTGCAAAAGGTGCTTGGTAGCAAAGTGGAAAAAAGAGATTATCATATGTATTTGATAATGGAGAACGTGCATTCTTAGATATAGCTTAGGATTTCTATTATGAAGATATGGATGTATTCGTTAGTGATACTTCTAAGGATCTTGAGAATATACAGAAACTTCAATAGCTTATATAGCCAGCTATGCAGAATGGTGCAAGTCTTCTTGAAGCTGCAGAAATACTCACAAATGACAACTTTAATATAATTAAACAGAAACTTGCAGCTATGCAGAAGAGGCAGGAAGATCTTCAGCAGCAACAGCAAGAAGCAGAACAGGCTGCACAGCAGCAACTTCAGTAGATGTAGAATGAAGCTAAACAACAAGAGCTCATGTTACAGGAAGCACAAATGGATCTTGATAGATATAAGATAGATCAAGATAATGCTACCAAGATTACAGTAGCTGAAATATCTGCATATCGTGGTACTGAAGAAAAGGATGCTAACAACAACGGTATACCAGATCCTATGGAAATAGCTAAAGATGCTACTGCATAGATGAAGGTGCGTGAAGATGCTTATTCTAAGCGTTATGAATCTAAACAAAAGAAAGAGATAGAAGACGCTAAGATACAACTTGAGAGGGATAAAATGAAACACGAATCACAACTTCAAGAACAGAAAGATAAAGCGGCTATGGAAAGAGAATAGCTTAAAGCTAAAACTGCATTGAAGAATAAAACGGTTGGAGAGCATTAATTATGAAAGACATTAAAGATTTTCAAGAACGATATAACCGTTGGAAGAATGGTGAACGATATTGGGATATAAGGGGTATTGATTTACCTAAGTATGATACTGGAAAGAAGAATACAAATAATCAAGAATATGTATTTCAACGTCCAGATGGTACATATTATAGTTCTCCTACAAACGATGGTGCTTTTACTGAAGATGTAACTCCAGTATTAAAACGTAATTTATCTAATGCAGCTACTTGGGATTTTGTAGGTTCTAATACTAATAAAAGATACACTACTTAGTATACTGATGATCAACTTAGACAAATGGCATAGGATTAGTTTTAGAATTCTGAAATGATCCCTTGGGTTGATCGTGCTGGTAATAAACATAGAGATTTTAATGTAAAAGGTATTATACCAGTATCTATTCCTGGAGAGGCTGCCGATTTTGCATTTTAGACATTGTTTAATCCTTATCAAAAATACAGATTGCCTAATGATGGCGATGGATTTGTTAATTTTTTAAATGTGGCACCATTTATTAAATAGATACCAAAATTAACATATAATTTTATTGACAAACTTCCAATATTAGGAAAACAATTAATGGAGTATAAACCAAATACACTTAATAGATTAATAGGTTTGAATAATTCAGGATATGGTGATTTATTAACTAGTGGAATTGTTCGTGGAAATATGCATCCGAACGGCATTTTTACAACTAGATAGTTGCATAAATATACTAAAAAATTAGCAGATAAACTTTCCGAATCAGATTTGCGTGCATTTTCATCACAATTCTTTGAAAGTGAACAACAATTTAATAGAATAAATGATGCATTAAAAAGTCTAATTAAACCCAGTAAAAGTATAATTTAGCAAAAAAACGTATCATTAGGAACATGGAAGGATTATGTTGATCGAATGAATAATATAAATCCTATATAGTTTTATAATGTTTTTTCTAAAAATGTTAGTAAAAATAAATGGTTAAGAAATTGGATGGAGTATGCTTCGAGAAATGTTGATCCAAAAACAACATCTATTTTAGATATAGAATGGCCTAATTTACCAACGTTTGCGACAGAAAAACAAGAGGTATTAGATTTACTAAAACAAAATGTTAGAAAAGGCTCATATGTAGGTGATTATGGAGTATAGATAAACAATGCGAATAAGTATGCTGTGCCGTTTACTGATGGAGGGCATTATGAAATACATCCAACAACAAAATATCCGATAGAATTAAGTAATCCTGATTTATCGATATATGCCATGAGACGAGGCCTTTTATCAGGAAAACCATACATGGTGAAATTATCCAAAAAACAAATACAACAAGATCTTGATAGAATTAAAATCGGACTAAATCCTAAAAATCATGTTAGTAAAAAATCATTATTTTTAGGCCCCGTTCAAGATTAGAATATTTCATTTATTCCAATGACATAGATAATTAAAACAACTGAGTATGAAAAAGAAAAATAATTTTTACTCTTGGATGGATAAGATTGCTGATAAGAAGGCACAAGATTGGACAAAAGTTCCCATGAAACCTTTAGATCCAACATTAGTTGAAATGTAGATGTTAAATGATCCTCAATATAATTATGAGACGTTTTATAATCTAGAACCATTCATGGCTGAACGTATGTTACAAGCCGATCCATATGCACATTTTAGTGATATAGGTAAAACCATGTATCATCCTACTTTTTCAGATGAATCTGCTTTTAGTGGTTATGTTAACGATTTTAATCCGTTAGGTATAACAGGAGGACATTGGAATGAAACATTTACTGAATACACACCTAGTATGTCTTAGTTAGCTAATTATTGGAATTATAATGCAACGAGAGACTATTTAGATCATGCGGAAGATCATCCAGTAAAGATAAATATACCTAAATATGGCGGAGGAAAAATTGGAAGTTTTGTACATAGAATGGGTCCACTTATTTATCAAGGATTAGTAGCAAGAGGTGTTAAAAACATAGATGCCGCATATGCCAACCTAATGCGATAGATAGGTCATGAATCTGGATACGGAACATCTGGTATTTCTAGACAACATAACTATGGAGGTATAAAAATGCCTGGAAGTAATAATTATAGAAAATTTAATTCAGATAGAGATTTTGCAGATTATTACTTAAATTTAATGACAAGTAGATATCGTAATGCAATAGATGCAAAAGATCTAAATGGTTTTGTAAATGCATTAGGTTCTAAAGGTTATTTTAGAGGGCAAACTGCTGCGCAATATTTAGGTAAATTAAATACATTAAAATCCTTAGATAGAGCAGTAGCACAAGATTTCGCTAATAGACGTGATTTCTATAATTAGACAATGGGAATACAACCAAATCCTGAAACAAATGAACCGGAATTTGTACAACCTATCCTTAAAGAACAACAACCTATAGAAGTACCGTATTTAGATCCGTAGAAACTAAAAACTCTAACATTTCCAGTAAATCAACCTGTTATTAATCTGCATACTTTACCACAACTTAAACCTATATTATATCCAGATGAGAAGCCGAATGAATCTTTTGATCACGGTAAATCTGGCATACATATAAATCCTGCAAATCGTGGAAAATTTAATGCTACAAAGAAAAGAACAGGTAAGACTACCGAAGAATTAACCCATTCAAAGAATCCACTTACTAGAAAACGTGCTATATTTGCATTAAATGCAAGTAAGTGGAATAAGAAATAATACGCTGAATGAACAGCGAATAAAATAAAATTTAACAATAAATTTAAATTATTATAATAATTTATGAATAAAGATAATACGAAACCGACTACATTTGATTCATTATTGACTTCCGTGTATGGTGATCCTACAGAAGGAGCATCTAAAACAGATATAGATACAGTAGATGAATTCAAAAATGTGATCGAGGAAGAGAAGCCGGCAGATGATCCTGCTGAGGATATTAATGCGGATGAAACTGATCCGTCAGCTAAAGATGACGATAGTGACATTCCACAGGACATTATAAATAACAATCATAAAGAAGATTCAATAGAGACTGACAACAAAGATGAGAATGAAGATGAACCGTCTGATGCTGATGTAAGAGAAGCAGAACAAGTTGGTCTCTTTTTTGACGCTATTGGACATTCTTTTGGTTGGAATATGGATGATATTAAAGAAGAAGATCGTCCATTAACTGTAGATGATTTAACTGATTATATAAGAGAAGTAGTTAATCAGAATTCTGTTCCAAAGTATGCAGACGAACGAGTACAGCAGCTTGACGAATATGTTAAGAATGGCGGAAAGTTTGAAGACTTTTATGGAAAGCAGCAAGCATCTTTATCATACGATAATATTGATATGGATGATGAGACTAATCAGAAAAATGTGATTAGTGAGTTGCTTCGATATAGTGGATATACTGATGAATAGATAAAGAATAAGATAGAGCGTTATGAAGATGCAGATATGCTTGGAGAAGAGTCAGAAGATGCTTTATCTAGATTAAAGAGTATTAAGAAACAGCAGATCGAATATGAACAGCAGCAACAGCAGTTGTACATGCAGCAACAGGAAGAGCAGCAGAAGGCGTTTTATATACAGTGTATGAATTAGATAAATAACCTTCAGTCTGTACAGGGTATACAGATTCCTGCATCAGACAGAGCAAAACTTGCTGATTATATCTTTAATGTCGATCAAGACGGAATATCAAAGTTTCAGAAAGATTATAATGATCAGGATAAGTTTATTAATAATCTTCTAACCACTGCTTACATCACTATGAAAGGTGATTCATTAATCACTACAGCTAAGAGAGACGGAGAATCATCCGCAACAGAAAAACTTAGAAAAATATTAAGGCATTCAAGTAGAAATCATTCTACATATAATGCTGATGAAAAACCAAAATCAGCCGTTGAACTTGCGTCAAAATTCTTCAGTTGATTAAAAATTAATCAAAATATATAAAAATAATATGAATAATAATTTGCTTAATAATCTCCAGCTGTATCGCGGTAAGCGTTTTAGCGACCTGGTAGATGAAAATATGATTTCTAACGCTTTGCTGACAAATCCTCATCAGGTATCAGGTCTCCTTTCACTTGTATTTGGTACAAAGGACGACGGTGTATCTACAGCACTTGATCTTATTACTGGAGGTCTCGGCAAGACAATGATTATTGAAAATCGCGAGTATGAGTGGTCTGTAATGGTTGATGCTGACCATGCAGTAAATATTATGTGGGCCAAGTGTAATGGCGCTACTGTAACTGCAAATGCTGCAGCTGGTCTTAATGGCGAGCCTATTTATATCGCTCTTGAGGAGCGTTGGTTCGGTCCTGGTGCAATTCTTGCATTTGATGATATTAATTTCCAGGTACGTGTAAGCGGTACTCCGTATCAGGATGGCAATGCTTGGGTATATGAGTGTTATGTAGCAGAAGGTTTTGCTGGTGCTTATATTCCTGGTATTTATCTCCAACCTGGTCGTCAGGTAGACCGTATCGGTTCTGCTTATGAGGAGTACAGTGATGAGGCAGATATCATCAATTATCAGACTCCGTTTAAGATGCGTAACAACCTTATGACACTTCGTTTGTCTTATGATATTACAGGTGATGCATACTCTACAGTATTGGCAATCGCTTTGATTGATCCTGAGACAGGTAAGAAGTCTTATTTGTGGTCTGATTATCAGTATTGGAAGGCTCTTCGTGAGTGGAAGAAGCGTGAGGAGAAGGCACTTCTTTTCTCTAAGTCTAACCGTAATTCAGATGGTACATACGCTCTTAAGGGTACAAATGGACGTCCTAAACAATTAAAAAGTTGCATTTTAATTACATGGGCACATAAGGCGTAATCCTTATGCGTTTAAGTTTCTTAATTGCTGGAAAATCTAAATATAATTATAATTAAGTTTATATAACACATCATATGGAAACAAAGATGAATAGACAATCAGCAGCCAAGTCTGACATTATTTTAAAACCATTTCCTATAAGTTTAAATGGATTTGAAAATAAATATAAAGTATCTTCCGATGGAAGAATATGGTCTGAGTATTTACAAGATTTTTTAAAGCCATATTTTTCAAAAGGTGGGTATCTTAGAGTTAAAGTTAATTTTGGAGATAGGAATAAAAAATTCATGGTGCATAGATTAGTAGCACTATCTTTTATAGAAAACAAAAACCCGGAATTGTATACACAAGTTGATCATATTGATTGTAATAGAACAAATAATAATGTTCATAATTTAAGGTGGGTTACTCCAAAACAAAACACACAACATGCTATTTTACTAGGAAATAGAGATTGGTATAAATATAAATTCATAAACTCTGAAACAGGTGAGATTTTAGAATTTAATACTGCGGCGAAAGCTTGTAAGTATTTTGGAGGATCTTATCAAGTAGGTACTATAGTAAAATATGCAAACAGTGGAAATATAGTCAAGTCAGGTAGATTTACCGGATGGATTATAGAAAGAATTAATGTTAGAAAGGTTCAACGACCATCCTCGGCGGAGGAGTAGGGTAAAGTTACCCGAAATGGAAACAGCCCGACTGATGATATAAAGTCAAGGGCTTTGATATGGTCTAATCTCTATGGAAACATAGAGCAGTCTCTATATAAACCTGCATAGAGACGGGCAGAGGAGTTACGAACTCTGTTGAATATAAATGGTGGCAATTTCTGCAGGTTTGTTCGAGCAGGTATCTCCCGCAAACATTCGTTACTATACCACACTTACTTGTGAGTTGTTTGAGGATTTCCTCTTCGATCTTTGCTATAACCTTCTTGGTACAAATGAGCGCAAGTTTATGGCTCTTACTGGAGAGATGGGTTAATTTCTAGCCCCTTATAATAGCAATATTATATAGCAAATCTATTTAATTGCTGGAAACTCTATTAAAATAATTAACTTAGATTAAAAATATTATGACGAATACATAGATGTTCGATAGAAAATCAGCAGCAAAGACTTTACATAAACCATGTAGAGGTTTTGAATTCAGGTATATTGTATATATAGATGGTAATATATACGATAGGTATACCAAAAAGCTAGTAAAAAATATAAATGGTAAAGTTGCTCTCATTGGAATAAATAATAAAGAGTATGCAATGCCAATACAAAAAATAATAGATTCTACATTTTGTGACCTTGATTTGACAAAGTTCGATAATGTTAAAGATCATGAAGGATATCTAATAAATAAAAACGGTAGTTTATATAATCAAAAATCAAAAAGATTTGTATCTACTACAATTAAAAATGGATATATGAGATATAATGTAGATTGGAAAAGAAGACTGGTACATGAAGTATTAGCTGATCAATATATTCAAAACCCGAATCATTATGAAACTATAGATCATATAGATTGTAATAAGTTAAATAACAGTATTACAAATCTAGAGTGGGTTACTAGAGAAGAAAACAAAAAGAGGGCATATGATAATGGTCTAACTTGCGTTATTAAAACTCTTGTAACATTTACTAAAGATAATGATTCATTTACTCTATTGGGACTAGAAAATGCTAGTAGGGTATTTAATATTAAAAAATCTTGCTTATGTACAATGATAAGCAGATATGGAAATAAAAACGTGGTTATTCCTAGCGGATCTATGAAAGGTTATAAAATAACTACATAGAAATGTAAATGTAATGTTCAACGACTATCCGATATGGAGTAGGGCTCAAGCGAGTCCGATATGGTAGACATCCAACTTGGATGAAGATATAGTCTGGTCTCTTATGAAAATAAGAGCTCGAAAAGAGATTTGGTTTAGCGAACCAAATAAACACAAACGATTAGAGAGTTTGACCGTATTCTTAAGGAGAAGGTTGCTAGCTTCCAGATGATTGATACACATTTCATCACTGGTTCTGGTCAGGAGCTTACTCTTGGTGGTCAGTTTACAACTTATAAGATGACGAACGGTATTGAGCTTACAGTTAAGCGTTGTGCTCTCTTTGATAATATGGAGATGTTCCGTAAACTTCATCCGCTTACAGGTAAACCTTTGATGTCATATACATTCTTGTTTATAGACCTTGGTCAGCGTGACGGTCAGGCTAACGTAGTTAAGGTTTGTCGTAAGGGTCGTGAGTTTGTACAGTGGTGTACTGGCGGTTCTGTAATTCCTTCTGGTTATGCTAATAACATCAATACGCTTCGTTCTAATAGCCGTGATGGTTATCAGGTACACTTCCTTGGTGAAGAGGGTATTATGCTCCGTAACCCGTTGTCTTGCGGTATTCTTTATTGTGACGCAGATGACGCTGAGAATGGTATTGAAGGTGCATTTGTTGGCGCGTAATAAATAAACAAATAAATATAAATAACGATCGAGCCTGGGGTACTCCCCAGGTGTACGACGTTACAACACACTAATTATAAATTATGGTAGTTGAATTAAAGATTAAAAAGAAAAACCCTTGGGCTGGTCTTCTTAAATATAAAGGATGTAATGATTATATAGCTCCTTATTGGACTCGTTCAGGGATGCGTTATACAGGTTTGACACCTGAAGACGAAGAATATTTTGAAAAAGCTTTAGGTTATGAGAAAGGAACACTTTCTCGTACAAGTGATTTTTGGATCAATTTTTGTGTTAAAATAGGAACTAGAACTTTGATATTAGATGATTCTATTCCTCGTCAGGCTATGATTATCAAATTTCTTAGCGGACATAAACGAGTAGCTACGTCTCTTGATAAGTTTACAGCAGGTAAAGATTATCTATTGATTAATCGTCAGGCTGAAGCTATAGAGGCAAATAAGATAAATAAACAGCGTAGAGATGCTATAGTAGAATTTGGCAAACTTTCTCTTGACCAGATGCGTAAGTGTTTGCGTCTATTTGGAATAAATGGAGAGCGCATGTCAAATGAGTTGATAGAGTCTACATTATTTAATCTTATAGACAAACAGCCTAAGAAGTTCTTTGATTTGTGGGTTAATAATAAATCAAAAGAAACACAGTTTATATTGGAACAGGCTGTTGCAAAGGGAGTAATTCGTAAAGAAAAGACACAGTATTATTATGGTACAGATATGATTGCAGACTCATTGAATGAGGCTATCGCATACCTTGATTCAAAAAAGAACCAGGACCTTAGGCTTGCAATTATAAACGAAACTAATAATAAGTAATAAAATGAATGAGATATGACGCACAAAGACATATATACTAAATTCATGATAGAGTATGACAAAGCTAATGTTGCCTCGTCATATCCATCATTAACAGAATATGAGATTGCTACCATTCTTGACAAAGCCTATAATGCATTAATAGCTTAGAAATTTACAGGAAATAATCCTAGAAGATCTTCTTTTGAATCTGATAATAAATCTATATCAGATTTACAACCATTAATAAAAACAGATGTATGTACAGGTTCTTTAGACAGTGCTAATTCATTTTCAGCAAACCTACCAGATGGATTTTTGTATTATATATCTTCATGTATAGAATATACTATTTCAAAAGAATCTAAACCAATGGATGAGTTTGCAGTGAGGATCATTAATGTAAAACTTGTAGATCATAATACTGCAAACAAATTCTTAATAAGTCCAACAAATTTACCATGGGTAAAAACTCCAGTATGTTACATAGAAGGTAATGAAATTACAGTAATATATGATCCAATGATGTAGGATTTAGAAACAGATGTTTATGTTACTTTTATAAAAAAACCAAATACTTTTGTAAAAGAAAATTTAACAGGAAAAAATACTTATCTTACTTTTGTTGAGGAGAAAGATGAGAATGGTAAAGTTATTGTTCCAAAGGGGTATGAGTTTGAATGTAATGACACTGTTGCAGAAGAGCTTATAAGTTTAGCTGTTACATTTGCATTAGAGAATGTGGAATCTCAAAGATTAAATACAAAACTTAATATGAGAGGACTTGAAGCATGACATTAAATGAAACTAGACAATTGGGTATTGAATTCGAAAGGCGAATTCAAACCATGATTCCTGAAAAAGAATTTGACAAGTTAGACACAGAAACTATATATTCTTTTTTGAATCAATATTAGGATCGATATATTCATGATATTTATCGAAACTTAGATAATATCTAGTCAGGAACTAAATTATCCTCTCATGTAGAATCTGTTTTGTAGACATTATTAAAAACAAGCGAATTAACTGCTGCCGGAAATTCAAATCCTATAGATACCCCGTTATCTATTGTGTGCGAATTACCTTCTGAATTTGATATGTATGTTAGAAGCACTTCTATAGTATCAGATACATATAATTTTAAAGCACCAAATAATACAAATTAGAGTTTAAAAATAATACCTAATTAGTTTGTATCACAAAATGATGCATAGAAATTATTTGAAACACCAAATAATACATTAAGAATATTAAGACAACCTATCGCAATATTATCGAAAAAAAATAATATTGGAAAATATACATTAATTGTAATACATGATAGATATACAAATATCCAAAAAGTAGGTCTTACATATTATGCTAAACCTAGATATTTTGATATAATGACAAGCACTGAATGTGAATTACCTATTGATGTATTTGACGATATTGTATCAGGGGCCATAGATTTATATATACAATATGTGGCTGGTGCTGAAGCTAATAAAAAGAAATAGCAGGAGTAGTTAAGAAAACAACAAAACGAACAAAATAAAAAAGATGAAGAATGAGATGTATTGACTTAATAGCTGCATTTGAGCTAGAAATAAACAAAATATAGGATTCTATTTAGAAACCTGTTACAGATGATACTTTGTATTGGATCAACCAAGCAGTTGTAAAATTCGTAAAAGATAGATTTAATGGAAATGCTCCTAAATATACATCTTATGAATAGAATGAAAAACGTACAAGAGATTTAATAAAATTATTTACAGAAGCAACATTACAAGTACCAAGACCAACATCTTATGCAAGTTATGATGCATATGAATTTACATATCCGAAAGATCCGAAAGATCCGAAAAAAGATCCTGGCAAATTAATGTTTGTATTGAATGAGGATGTTGTAATCTCAGACATGAAAGGTGAAAATAAAATGAATACTTGTGTATTTGAATGTACTGCCGATAACTTTATGTATCGTGTAAATAATACTCTTACTGATTTTCATTATCGTCATCATCGAGCAAGACCTTTAAGAGTTCGTACTAATGGTGGTTTTCGTCTGTTAACAGATAAAAAATATAAAATAGATTCTTATACTGTAGGTTATATTAAGGTTCCTACTGAAATTGTAAATACAGATCCTGATAAAGATTATTAGGATTTTGAGGATTATATTTGGTTAGAAATAATAAAAATTGCAGCACAGATGTATATAGAAAATCAAATACCATCTGTACAAAGATATCAAACTATTTCTAATGAAGTAAATACTCAAGAATAATTTTTAACGTGGAAACCCCAGCTAGTTAGGTCTAGTAATTTTAATATAGGGGGAGTAGAAAAAAATTAAATTAAAATATGATTACATACGTAAATACAGTGTTTGTAAATAACACTAATGCTGGTGCTATTGTAGCATCAAAGCCGACAACGGCTGATAAAGATAAGTTCGTACTCTTTGATGTAGATAAGGGTACATATGTTTCTACACTTAAGGATGAGAAGCGTATTAAGATTGGTCTTGTATCTGACCAGGTTATTAATAAAGTAGATGTATTGACAGGTGCTATTGAGAAGGTTCCTGTAATTAAATGGTCTAATGTAATTAATAAGGATTATATTAAGTCATTTACTTCTGGTGCTCCTTCAGATGTTACTAAGGGAGAAGACGTTGTAAAGATTAGCTTCGAGAATCTTAGTGCTGACACACTTCAGTTGTTCAACGAGGGTGGTAAGCGTCTGGTTGTACGTCTTACATTTAAGGATCTTCCTACACGCTTCCGTAAGTGGACAGAGTCTTATGAGTATACTCCTGAGAAGGGTTGTACTGCTGCAAGTATTGCTAAAGGTCTTGCAGATACCATTAACAAGCAGTATAAGCGTGCTCGTGTAAGTGCATCTGTAGAAGATGGAACCGGTGAAAGTGAATCTAAAACGGATTCAGTTCTCGTTCTTACAGCACTTCCTTATGATGATGATAACAGTGTAGATACAATTAATGTAGCAAATAAGGTTCGCTTTAACGTTAATGTATATTACACTAATCCCGAGGCTGCTGGTTTTGCTTCTAAGAATAAGTATTTCCCGACAGGTGTTACAATAACAAAGACTCCTGGTAAGATTTATCCTGCAGAGGCTAAGCTTGTTCGTGACCGTGAGGCACAGGCTATGGGTTATGAAGGAATTCTTAATCGTGGTTGCTGCACATGGCCTATCATTAAGCCAGCTATGAAGACTGATCTTAATGCTGAGTATAGTTATGCTACACTTGAGTTTGAGAATATGTATCGTGCTGCTGACGATATCCAGCGTAATACAAAGCAGTCTGTTGAGATTTATTCTGTAAATCCCGATACTGCAACAGGTATTATAAAGGTTCTTTCTTCTTGGGTTAACGGCGCCACAGAATAATAAAAACAATAAAAGAATAAATCCCGTAACGGATTGATAACACAAGCTAGGACGGTATACATCGTTCTAGCTTTTTTTATAATATTAATATGAAAAAAATAAGAATAGGTAATGACGTAATTGTTCGTACAAGACTTGATGAGTTTTAGACAAACGATAAACTTAATATCAAAACGTTAAGGTGTTTGTTTATTAAAGTAGATTAGCCTACTGATAAGCCAGCTGATGTTTTATATTATGAACCATCACAGTATGTATATGGTTAGTGTGGTTGTCACGGTTATAATGCTGCAGTATATAATAATGGTTATAACCTTCCTTGTAGACTATAGGATCCTCATTGGTTTCCTGGATACAATGGATTTGGTGTAAATTCAAATAAATTTAAATCTGTACCAAAAAAATATCAGGCAGCGGTTAAAGTATTTGACGATTATATAGAAGCTTATTTTCCAGCAGAAAATCAACAGATAGGTCTTTTTAAAGTAGTTTTTATAGCACAAGTGTATAATATTGGTTGGAGTACTGACGATCTTAAACATATGACTATAGATAAAGGTGATTTGTTTATGTTGGTTAATTCTAATGATCCAGATGTTACAACTAATGGTTTGATAGATCTTACAGATAATACTGAAGATGATTCAGAAAAATTAATGGTAGATAATATAGAAGTTGCATCAAGCTTTGGAATAGGAGCAGAGACCACTTATGATCTTCTAGATTATGACTATAGAAAGCATCGTTATTGTTTTGAATATATAAAAGATGGATCGAGAAACCTTATAACAAAAGACAATTCTAAACATTTTATATTTAATGTTTCTAGAAAAGATGGAAATCCTATAAATACAACTATAGATGCATCTGGTACTATAGTATGTAAATCAGAAAATGATACAAACGATGCCAAGAGTGATATAGTAGTTTCTGTAAAAAGTAAATATAATTAGGCAATAAATACATATATAGATTTCTCCGCATCGGTTATAAATAAAAATCGTAATTATAAATATAATCCCAGTACTATATCTAATGTAACATTAGCTTTTGACTTAATCAATGGTAATACTTCTTCGATAGAATTAAGACCAAATACTAAAATAAAACTCAATAATGTTTATGTAAATAATATAGATAACAGTGCAATAAAATATTGTTTATATACAAATCATTTTACAGTAGATAAATATTCTGCAGAGAAATATTTTGATTTTAATAGTTCTAATGGATCTGTTGCTTAGATAGACAGGCAAGGTACTATAACAATTATGGGAAGTGGTACCTGTACTATTACTGCATCAGTAAAAGGATATACAGATAAAAAAGGTACCATTCAATTAAATATAAAATAATATGAATATAACATTAAATAGAATAGCTAAAAAGTCCAAATATACTATTGGAAAGCTTTATATAGATGGTGAATATTTTTGTGATACTATTGAAGATACAGATAGGGGATTAACACAAACTATGACTGATGCTCAAATTAAATCTAAAAAAGTATATGGATAGACAGCCATACCAACAGGTACTTATAAAGTTATTATAAGTTATAGTAATAAATTTAAAAGACAAATGCCTTTGTTATTAAATGTTCCTGGATTTTTAGGAATACGTATACATTCTGGTAATACAGAAAAAGATACTGAAGGTTGTCTTATTGTTGGTAAAAACAAAGTTGTAGGCAAAGTAATTGAATCTAAAGATACATACAATAAATTATTCTCAATGTTGTGTGAAGCTAATAAAAAAGAAGCAATAAAAATAACTATAAAATGACTTTTATGCAATCAATAGGGCACGTGTGGTCTAGCATCATAACTGCCATTAACTCAATTAGTGGCAATACTTTCGTAGGAAAGACAATTATTGCTACAGGAGCCTTGTTGACAGCTTACTTTACTCCAATTATAGGTCTATTGATAACATGTTTCGCAACATCTTTTGTAGATATGGTATATGGAATATAGGTAGCTAAAATGTAGCATAGTAAGATAACAAGTAGTAAAACACGTAGAGGAACTTGGAATAAAATAAAGGCTGAATTCGCAATAATAGCATTGGCTAGATTATTGGAATTTACTGTTGTTGGAACAACTGGAGTATTTGTTTTAACAGGTGGAGCTACTGTAATTATAACTTTAACAGAGCTATGGTCTATATTAGAAAACCTTAATACTTTATATCCTAATGGACCTTGGAGATCTTTAAGTAAATATTTAAAGAAAAAAGGAGAAGCTTATACAGGAATAGATTTAGATTTTAATAAAGATGATAAACACGATAATAGCAATATTAAAGAAACTAATAGCTAATCGTAAAACTCTATTTAAGGCTATTTCTTTGCTCTCTGTTGGACTTTTATTATCGTTTAGTATAAATACTTATAAACAGAATAAAAAGCTTTCAGAAAGCCTAGAATAGTCTTAGAACAATGTTGAAGCCTATTAGGAATTATATAATGATTCTTAGTAGGCTTCTAGTGTTTTAAAGTTGACAATAGATTAGTTATAGGATTCTAAAGATTCTGTAATACAGAAATTAGATAGTGTTAGAAAAGAGTTAAAATTAAAACCAAAGCAGATAAAAACTGCTGCAACGCAAACTCAAGTAATAAACGTTATAAAGAGTAAGGGGGTTAAGGGGGATATATTAGTTAAAGATACTATATATACAGATAGTATACAATATAATCCTTTAACTACTGTACATTATACTATAGGCAAAGATACCGTTAGTATAGGTTTAAATGTAGAAAACACATAGTATTTATACATTTATACTACTAAAGAATATAAAAACAAAAAGAATTTTATAAAACGATTATTTACATTAGATTTTAAGAAAGTCAAAAAATATAAGTATAAAATTGTAAATACTAATGATCTACTTAAAAATGATGATGTAAGAATAGTTGAATCAAACAATTAATATTATGACATATATTTCACTAAGAGAATTTATAGATGATATACTTCTTATTGTACGTAATAATAACATTAGCGAAAGTGAAGATTTGTCTAGACATCAGATAGCTACGTGGATTAAATCCTATAAGTAGATGTTGTTAAAAAACAGACTTGATCAATAGAAACAACAGTGTCCTAATAATGACGAGCTTGAAGATTATATAGACGATATCTTTATTAGGGAAAAAGGCCCTTTGGAATTAGAAGAAATAGATCCAGAAAAAGGAGAAGGTCCTATTTTTACACGACGTACAATATAGAAGTTAGAGAATGTATATGACGATGATGACGATAGTATCATAGCTATACATGATAGAGATGGGTGTGTAATTCAGTATATGAACCGCCTTAGAAGACATTTCTAGTATTTTAGAAAATACACTGGAAAAGAATTGACGGCATATTACGATGACGGATATATTTATGTGCAAGGTAATAGTGATAACAATAAACTAAAATATATATGGGTTAAAGCCATATTTGAAGATCTTGCTACAGATAATGATTCTGAAGATGTAGATGAAGATGATATTAAAATACCTTCATGGCTTATTCCGCCAATAAAAGATTATATATTTAAAAACGAACTATCGTTTATGTTAAATAGACCTAGTGATGATAGTAACAATGCTACATTAGCTAGCGTTAAACCACATGGACCACAAGATGAGCAGGAATAAACAATCAGTTACGTTTAGAGACATGTATAATACATTGCCAATAGAGATAGATTATCTTACATATAAGCGCATATTAAATGCAATGTGTAAAATTATATTAAAATATATTTTAAATCGTTCAGAGGGCTTTAAAATGCCTTATGGATTAGGATTTATACAAATAGGTAAATATCAACCTAAGACTCTTACAAATAAATCGTTATCTGTAGATTATAAATCTAGTAAAGAATATGGCAAATGTATTTATCATTTAAACGAACATTCTGACGGGTATAAATATAGACTATATTGGTCTAAAATACCTAGAACATTTCCTGATAGATATAAATATCAATTGTGTTTAGTTCGTACAAATAAAAGAAAATTAGCTCAACTAATATTTAATAAACAAGATTACTTAAATATAAATGATATACAAATATACAAAATGTGAATCCGTCATAGCAAAAATAATGTCGGATTTAGATTCCGGTGAAGCTAGAAATAGAATTACTGATATTAGAGAATGGATATTTGAAGCTATCGAAAAAATTGGTGCACCTATGTAGTATTTGAGAAAAGAATCTGGCGTAGATAATGTACCGATATTAAAAATACAAGATAATCAAGTACCACTTCCTGATGATTTAGTACACTTAGACGGAGTTGCCTATTCGCAAGATAAGAAAGGTCCGTGGATACCTATGAGTACAGCAACTGGAATATTTAGAGAACCAAAACGAATGCATAATGCTTAGCATAATCCTGCATTTAAATACCCAACTACACAATCTTAGTTATTTACAAGTTCTAATAAAATAATAAGTTGTACAACAAATAAACCAGAATATTTTATTAAACCTGGCTGGATTGTTACCAATATGAGTAATGGATATATAAAATTGTCATATAAAGCAATAGCTACTGATGAAAGAGGATATCCACTTATACCAGATTTACCTTCTTATTAGGAAGCTATTTATTGGTATGTTGTAATGAAACTTAGTTTTTCTAAGTTTTTAAAAGGTCATCTTGGTGGAAAGGGTGTTAATAATAATGGAAACGTGTACAACTATATAAGACAACAGTGGAATTTTTATTGTGCTTAGGCATATGCAGAGGCAATGATGCCAACAGCTGATGATATGTAGAACATTAAACGAGACTGGAATAAACTAATACCTGATTGGGATGGAGATTAGACCTTCTTTGACAATATAGGTGTACAACAGTCAGTATATAACGATTTTTATTATGGATACTAATTAGAATTTACATATAAATACCTTTGTTGAAGGTATGAATACAGATACTGCTTTTGATTCTATAAAATCTACATAGTATCTGTTTGGACTTAATATTAGATCTACTGCTATTGAAACAGATATGTAGACCGATAAAAATTCTTTTGAAAAGAAAGGGTTGTTATCTCCAATTTATACAAATAAATATGATTTCCATGTCCCTGATCCAACAAATGTAAATACATATAATAAATTTAATGTAGATTCTGCGAACGATTATTTTTATAAGATAATAAATTCCGGTGACATAAATATATTATTGTTTAAGAAAAGCGAAGATTTGTGTATATATAAACTAATAAAACAATCTTTGCAAAATACTGTTACTGTAACGCCACAGTTATTATTTAAAATAAAGGGTTATTTTCCTAACAATAAAGACAATACATTTAGTCTTGTTAATTATAACATGTCTACATTATTGCACTATGAATAGGATAATGTAGTTATATTATATATAGCTGATGGTAAACATAAAATAATATCTATAAATATAGAAGATTCGGATTATTTAAAGAAACTTAAAGATGAGAATGACTATATAGATATAAATTATATTATGTAGAATAATTATTTCCCAAATAAAAAAATGGAAATAGTTAAAACAATATCAGGACAGTTAAAAACATCGCAAGTTTAGTATACATATAGATTATATAAAAAACATTATTCATGCAGTACATTAGCTCCATTGACTAATAAAATACAAATAATTGATAGTTATCGTAATAAAGAAGAAGGTAATGCTGAAGATACTGCAACATCTATAGGTTTAAGACTTCATATTCCTTCTCAAAATGCAATATAGTTTGACAAAGTTTAGATATATAGAGTTCAATATATAAAAGCTAACGATAATGCTAAAGTGCAGCTTATATATGATGGAGATTATTCTGATGATTTTTATTTTAATGATATTGGTAAAAAATCATTATAGGATTTAACAATTGAAGAATTTAGTTCTTTAAATGGATTACAAATAGTACCAGGCGTAATAGAATAGAATTAGAATTATTTATTTGCAGCTAATATAAAAGATGAAACTATAATATAGTTAAATGAAGATTTTGATTTTAAATCATATTAGTTTGGAATAAATTGTAATTCTATTTTAAATAGACAATTGAAATATGTTTCGTATGTTGAAAATGATAATGTAGAGAATCATTTATTTGTATCTGAAGATAAAAAACAAACATTATAGAATTTAACAGCTTAGTTTTCACAAAAAGATTACATAAATCCATATAGCGATATAAACGGAACATATGATAACAATAATTTAATATCTACTTCAACTGGAGATGTTAGATAGTGCGTTGACTGGGAAGGATATTATGGAGGAAGTGGAAGTAACATATCTTGGAGAATAGTTGTAAACAGGACTTCTCTTGATAATAATCCTGTACTGCCGTCCAATTTAATACAACGATATATTAAACAAACTGTATCATATGATAATACTAAACCAGAAGGAAGTAAATATACTATAAAATATGATTTCGAAGTCAAATTAATTACAAATAATAATGGTGATCAAGAAGCGTATAATATATTACATTATTGGAAAGATTAGGGTATTAATATACCAGATCCTGAAACAATAGATTGTAATAATATATATGCTTCTAGTTTATCTAGATCTTTAAAAAGAGATGAAGTATATAGATACGGAATTATATTATTTAATAAACATGGAAGTAGATCTAATGTTTAGTGGATAGCTGATATAAGAACTCCAAATATAAATATTTGTCCTTTGATAAGTGACGGATATGCAAATACAATAGGTGTTGAATTTACATTATCCTCTGAATTTAAACAAAACTTGATTGAAAAAGGAATTGTTAGTTATGAAATAGTGAGATGTGAAAAATCAGATGAATATACAAAAAATGTAATGTAGGTTGTCTTATCAAGACCTGTACGTTAGCACACAGTTAAAGGTAACTTAACTCCATTTTATCCAACAGGATTTATAACAAGCCAACCACAATGTGTAACACAAACTTGTAGGAATCAAGAATCATATTGGCCAAAAAGTATGACAAACGCAGAATCCGAAAAGTTATTTGGTGATAATAAAGACACGTTATTATTTTTAATACACAGCCCTTATATAAATATATATAGAAAAAATGCTCTACAGAAAATAAAAGGTTTAAATTGTAAATTAAATCCTATATCATATATATATGATGATTTGATTGAAATCAACAATCAATTAAATTATACATACGAGGAAGTTAAAGATTTGTTTTATTATGAAGATTATAGAAACGCCACATTAAGTTTAAATAACAAACTTAGTCCGGGTTCTATTTCTCCATTATTTTTGGATATTAGAACAATGTCTAATCTAGGAAGTGCAGCATACAAAATAGTTGATTTTAAATTTGGAGACTTTATTTATATAGATAGAGGAAGATTTATAGATAAAAAAGTAAACAAAAGTAGTAAAGTAATTGAAATAAATTATTCTAACACAACAAATACTATATACGATTATGATTTCGGCAATATTGAACAAAATACAATAAGTGATGGAGATTATAATATAATATGTAGTAAGGTTACTTGTAATAAGCTGGATTTGACAAAATCTTACAATATAGAAAGTGTATCTGATGTCAGAAACTTAAATTGGGAAGACGGTTTTACTAATCATCAATATGATGGCAATACTATAAAAACAGCCACAAAAAAGTATAAAACATATATATCTACTATAGGTAGTAGGGAATATTTAAATTGGGTTTGTAGTAGTAAATATGATATTCCTATAGGAACTGATAATGAATATGGATGGACTGATGGTCATTGGACTGACGTATGTGAATTTACAAATACTGGTAATCATGATAGTAAAACAAAACACTGGGAAAGAGCGTGGGAAGCATATGGTCCTATAGGTCCAGGCCCACAATGTTTACTTATAGGTGTAAATATTGGCAATATTATTAATAATCCATTAAATACATTAATATCTCATAAGTTAAATTAGGATTATATAGATAATAAAGTTATAAAATCTTCAACTCAAAATATATATACATTAGGTACATTATTATGTAATGTATAGCATGAAGCTTCACAGTTTTCAGGATTGACATCTGAAGATAAAAAATATGATATATATTATGGATTTGGAAATACGTACGATATTTCTAAAGATTGCGAAGTATTTGATGGAGATACATATGTATAGAACTGTGAATTAGTAGGTTCGTTTAAAGCATATGACTTTAATGATGATAAAGATTCATTACCTTCAATGTAGACTATATTTCATATACCAATGGAAACAAATATAAATACATATTTTGATTATGGTATGAATTATAGAAACACTAATAATGCTAATTTACAATTAGAGCCAGGTACCATTACTGGAATTACTAGTCAAGATAGACCTTTGAATCAATATAATGCTATATATTCAGACAATAACACAAGTAATAATATATACAATATAGATAGCGACAAAAAAGATAAAGATAAATAGTTCAAATAGCGTATATTCTATTCATAGTTAAAAACCAACGGTGAAAATATAGATAATTGGTAGATTTTCAAAGCTTCTAATTTTATAGATGTAGATACTAAATATGGAGATATAACAGATCTTTTAACAATAAAAGATATTTTATATTTTTGGTAGACTTATGCATTTGGAAAACTTTCAGTAAATGAAAGATCTCTTGTCACAGACAATAATAATAATACTGTACAATTAGGTCAAGGTGGAGTATTATAGAGAGCCGATTATATTAGCACATAGTTTGGAATGAGTCCTAAAGATATGTGTAAGATATATGCAAATGATATATTATTGTGGTTAGATAGATACAATAAATGTATAGTATGTAGTTAGAATAATAGAGTATTTAATTATAGTGAAGATAAAAATGTATAGAATTTATTGAACAAGAGTTTTGATTGGAACACAGAAGAGATACCGTCATTAACTTATGATCAAATTCATGAAGAATTATAGTTTTCACCTATAAAATGTGACGAATTTAATTTAAAACAAGCAGCATTAATATTTAATCTCAAATATAATATAGCAACTTCTATATATTCACTTCCTAATAGGAAGTGTTCAAGAACATTATAGTTTGAAAAGGATGTTGTTTGCTTTAATGAAAGTAAAAATAATATGGAAACTTATTTATAGTCATTTTTAAATGATAAGAATGGGGATATAGTAAGCCCAATGTGCATAAAATTCGCTATAAATACAAATCCATCTAATACGAAAGTATTTGACAATCAACAAATAGTATTTGCTTCTTATAATAAAAAGTATACAGAAAGTGAATTCTTTATAGATAAAAAGTATTAGTTCTTTACTGATTTATATAATACATCATTTGGAATAGGGACTGTATTTTCACAAATAACAAACAGAGAAGGAAATATAAATTATCCAATACCTAGAGCTTAGTTTGACAATCTAACTGAGGATAATATATATAATGAATAGTATGGATAGAGAATGAGAGGCAAATGGATGATAGAAACAATTACAGATTATAATCCAACTAAGAATTCATCTATTTCCCATATAATAACTAAATTTAGACAATCATATAACTAATGAAAAATAATAAATTACGTAGTAAAAGACTACAACAATATAAAAGAAATAAACGGATGCCTAGATATGATTTGGCAAATAAACCTATCGCTTCTGGTTATTAGATGGGAGATTATTTTAATCCTGGAATATCTAGTGTAACGCCCGGAGAAAGCATTGATCCGGAAACACAGACTATAAAATAGAATATATTACCAAATGCTTTATCTCAAGCATCTCCATATGTAACATTACTTAAAGATACATTTAAGTCTGCTACTAAAACAGCAATACCTTCAGCTTTTGCATCAACGACTGCTGGTATTACAAGTCCTATAGCTACTTCAACATTAGGTGGAGTTAATGCTGCTGCAAGTAATTTAATGAGCGATATTACTGGAAATTTTGCTAAAAGTACAGCAAATACTTTAAGTAATGCTACCTAGACAATGACAAAAGCTGGATTAAATACAGGAACTGCTGCAGGAAATATAGGTTCAAGTGCTGGAAAATCTATATTAGGTTCTGCTAGTACAGCATTGTCTGCATTAGGAACTGCTTATGGTTTATACAATACAATAGGTGGATTTGCAGGAATGAAAAATAATGTAACTTCTGCTTCAGATTTATTAAATAGATCTTCTAAGTTTAATCAATCTGTAAATGGTGTTTAGTATCAAGGTTATGGTGGTATAGATACTAATGCAGAAACAAAATATTTTAATGCTAAAGAAAAATCATCTTAGATAAGTAATGCAGTAAATGCAGCAGGTTTAGGTGCTTCTGTAGGATCATTCTTAGGTCCACTTGGTACTGGAATAGGAGCTTTAATTGGAGGTATTGGTGGATTCTTCGGATCGTTATTTGGAAGACGTAAACGTAGAAATGAATTACGTAAACGTATTAGAAACGTATCTAAAATGTAGAGTAATTATAACGATCAGCAGTTCGCACAGGCATCTTCACAAGGACTTAGAAATCAATTTGCTGAAAATACGCATGAAGGTTCTAGTATATATAATTGTGGTAAAGATGGTGGTATAAAATCAAAATATGATAATGGTAAAATGTCACAATAGACATGGACACCAGATGGTCAATAGTATGCTCCAGTAAATAGCCTTGTTGGAAAAGGTGAATCTATTATTGATTATACTGAAGGTAAGGCATCGTATGTAGATAAAGGTACAAAACGTGTTGATAATCAACCTTCAGTTGCTCAAGATGGTGATAGAATAGTAATAGCTGGTAATGATAAAGATTGGTCAAATGGAGTTAGTTTTGCAGATCAAATAGCGCCATTTACAAAAAGACTTGAACATTTGAATAAAACTGCAAAAAGTGTTCAGAACAATAAATACTCCAACGAACAAACTAAGCAACTTAATTTGCAGCAAATAGATAAATCAAAAGCAGATATATTATAGGAAATGAAACGAATAACAGATAGATAGGAATATCAACATAGAATTACAAATGCTGTTCCTAATGCAAGATATGCTCACGGAAAGATAGATTGGAATAAAATAGGTTCTGTTGCAAAAGACGCATTAAATATGGCAGGAGAATATAGTCCTTATATAATAGGTATGTCATATCCGTCAAAACAGTACAACATGTATAAGAATATGACTCCTCATGCTGACAATTCATATATTGCCAATCCAAATGCAGAAAGAGCTCTTAATGTTCTTGCAGGTATGAGATTTGATCCTACGAGTCAGATAAATTCTATAAAGGATGCATACAGACAAGGATTATATAATATAAATCAATCTGGCGGACTTACACAAGGATAGAAGATGGCAATGTAGGTTGCTCAGAATACAGGATATGCAAAGAATCTTGCAGATGTATATAGCCAAGCAAACGATATAAATAATAAATACAGAGCTGCATATGCACAGGCTGCATTATCAGAAGGACAAAATGCTGCATCTAGATAGCAGTAGGCTCTCGCAACACAGCAAGAAAACTATAGACAGGCTGTAGCTAGAAGATTGTTAGGAATGGAGAATGCGCAAAAAGGTAAACTTAATATTCTTAATACTTTTGCTAAGCATTTGTATGATGCAAGACAATCCAATAGAGCTATGGATTACAATAATAAAATATTAGATCTGTATAATAGACAATTAGATATTGATAAAATTGGAGTTATAAATGGTATTTAGAACAGGTTTTTGACACCTGATGGCAATCGTGAAGATGTTTTTAGAAATAATCATAAAAATCTTTTTGAAATTGATCATAAAGATCTTTTTAAAATTGATCCTGACAAACTTTTTAGAAAGATCATTATAAACTCGTAAATCTAAATAATTATGAATATATTAGGACAAGAACAACCTGTTGTTTATTCAATGGACGAAATCTTTAATCCTACTACAATGAATATGGTACTTCAAGCATAGTAGAACTATGTTAATGCTATGCATGAAGACTATATGTAGGGTGTTAAAGATATGAAAGATTTTGCAAAATAGTATGGAGACTTTTATAGTCCATTTACAAAAGATAATGAGACTTGGGACAGACTTACAAACGGTGCTATACGTGAAGTTATGGACAAATATGGTCCAGATATGCTAAGATCTATGGAAGGTAGAGCATAGATACAGAAAGTTATAAACTCAGTACCATATGGTGAGTTATAGAAACTTAAGGCATCTGTTCAGCCAGCTATGCAATATTTGAAAAATAAAGGAGTATTGGACTCAAAAGGTTTATATAGTAAAGATTTTTAGGATTGGATAAATAAACAAGCTGGTATAACAAATTTTGAAAATTGGGACACACTGAAAGATGGTGTTTGGACAAAAGAATCTCCAGATACGTTTGATTCATTAAATACAGTTACGCACGGTTGGTATGATCAAAGATAGGCTTTATATAAAGGCATGAAGGGTGGAAATCGCGTATATTCGTATGATTTCAATGATCTTAAAAATACAGCTAAAGCTAATGCTCAAGGTTTTATTAAGACTCCAAGAGGTGCTTATGAATTTATGAATATAAAAGAACAACTTAAACGTGCAAATCCAAATATGTCAGAAGAAGATTTACAAAATAAAGCTTTTGATGTATTAGATAATAAAATAGCACAAGCAAATATAGAAATGTTGTTGCCTGAAAAATATGAAGCTGATCCATATGCATTGGCTAGATATAAAGCTAACCTTGATGATAGAAATGCAATAAGAGCTGCTGCACGCAAATCGTCTACTTCTGGAGAAAAGAATTTAGGACATTCACATACAGGAGAGTCATTTATGGCTGGTTTATCTAAAACAACAGGAATACCTGTAGATACTTTAAAAACAGCAGTTACATCAAATGACTGGAAAGCAGTAACTAAATTTATGAAACGTGGTCAAATTGAAGCAATACGTTCTAATAAAAATAGAGGTAATGTTCAAAATGTGCTCAACAAGTTGGTTACTTACGATGACCCGCATATAATATCTAAAAGTTTCGGAAAACCTATTGGAAAACATAATGGAACTTATGTAAGTGATGGAGATGCAGATAGACTATATTCACCTACAGCACTATTTAATTCAATGTATGGTAGTAAAAACGTTCATTATTCAAAAGTAAACGGCGGAGATTTTGATAAACTTAAAAGACATAAACATTATGATGCTAATACATACGAATATGTAAAAGTACCTACTGGTAAAACAATTACTATGTTATGTAAAGACGGAAAAACACGTATGTTTAGAGAAATGAATGTATATTACAAACAAAAGAATACTAATTATGACAAATATGCAACGGATAAACAGGATGCAAGTGTTGGAACGAATACTTATGTTAAATACAATAAAGTAAGTACTCCAATGTGGTATGATACACATGCTACAACAGAAGGAGGAAACGTTGATCCAAGAAGTGAAAACTTTATAATGAGTCCACAAATTGGATCAAACTATGCACCGGAAGTTGAAGTAAATGATATAAATATGGGTAGAAGTCTTGGAGATACGAGCAGTAGAAATACGTCTGATGCAAGAATATTTTAATATAAATTAATATGGGAATTGGAAATAACGGAAACGGGTTTTCTTTTAGAAATTGGAGAAAACAAGGCGGTTTAAATGTATATGAAAACCAATTGCAAGTTGCCGAAGAAATAAGAAGAAAGCGACAACTTGAAGAGTTGAAAAGGCAAGAAGAATTAAAAGAAAAACAAGATCGTGCAGACGATCCTAATTATAATCCAAAAACAACACAAACCAATAAAGAATACAACGATCAATATGTATAGAACGATTATACTTCTAAGGATGATTATGCATTTAAAGATGCTATAATGCCAGATCCCGTTATTGATCCAGTTGGGTATAATAATTGGTTGAAAAGATCTTCTATACGTGACAAAGATAATCTAAATAAAAAGCTGCCTAATACAGTAGGCAGCAATTTTTCTGCATTTAGACAAATGTCAAAAGCTTATTAGGATCAACTTAATGAAGTAAAAAGTAATAGATTTGAAGCAAAAAAAGAAAGCAAAGCAGACAGATTAAACCGCAGAATATTCGAAAACAAAACATTCGGATTATTAAATCCTAAAAAGCAGCTTACAGATGACGAACAAATGGAGATTATTAATTATAGAATGGCTACAGATCCAGAATATGCAAGTGATCTATTACGTTCTATAAATAAAACTATTGATGCACAAAAAGCCGCAGAAAAAAAGGATTTAGATGATAGGTTGAAAAACGTACCAAAGAATTATTATGGTGATGAAAATGTACAAAAACTTGCAAATATGTAGATAGCAAGTTCTGGACAGTTTATGCCGAACATGGTAAACGTTGGAATAGATTTACAAAATAAGGTAACGTCTATGTGGGCAAAAGATGCATTTTCTGATTTCATAATAAAAACAAATGAATCATAGTCACAAATTTCTTCTGGTAAAATATCTAGAGCAAGTGAGTTGTTATCATATGCAAACGATACTGAAAAATATATAAAATTTATATCTTAGTATGCTAATAACTTATCAAAAATAAAACAACTTCAAACTGTATTAAATTCAACAACAGTTGTTAATGATAACTACAAACGTAGTGTTAGAATTCAATTAAATAATTTGTTATCGCAAAATAAATAGATAAAAGATCAAATAACAAGTAACGATTTATTTAAAACAGCTAAAATGTTAAGTAGTTGGTCTTCTGGCGGTCCATTAGGCCAAATAGCACAACATATAGATTCAATAATAGATGACGACCTTGGAGGTATACGAAAAGAATTATTTGGATTAAATAATAAAATTGATAATTTATCAAGTTTAATGAATAATAATATTCATGATGAACATTGGTTAAAAGGTATACAAAAACAAGCTGCCAATATATAGAAACAATTATCAAATTTTAAAAACTATACTAATGCAAGAATAGACGGATGGAAGGATGATTACTTAACAGACCGTAAAGATATAGAAGATTGGTGTACTGGCAATAATTGGCTACATTTTAAAACTAACGTGTCTGATTATTATAAAGCAAATGCACAAGCATTACAAAATGATAATTATAATTGGAGCGATCCTGTTAAAATGGCAATGTTTGGATGGTCTGGAATAGCTGGAGGCTCAAACTCGTCTTGGCATAAATCATTAATAAGTCTTGGTTCAAATATATTAGGTTATACGTATGGATTTGGTTATTTAAAAGGTGCAAAAGTAGCTACACAACTTGGAGCAATAGCAACATCATATGAAGCTAATAAATCTGCAGGAAGTGATGAAAATAACATAGAAGCTGGTAATTTAACTGCTGATATTTTAAAAAGATCACTTATAAATTCAGATAAATACGAAGAATTCATAAATGAAGGAAAGCAAAGATTATCTAAACTTGGTTTAAAAAATCAAGGAGATAAAACAGAAATTGAAGACTATATAATGCATTCTTATCTGTCTGGAATATGGCATTCTAAAGATCCAGATGTAACTAGATTACATAGAGATGCATGTATAGGTACAAATACGTTGTTTTATGCGGATCAACCTGTTAATACTGCAGATGCTGCAATAGATGCCGTAGCTTCAACAGTAAGACTTGCACCAATAGAAGAACTTGTACATTCTGCAAAAGTTAGAAAAAGAGCTTTTCGTATAGCAAGAATAGCAGATGGAAAAAGCCCCTATTTATTTAATGGAATTAGAACTTCTGTAAACGGTGCAGCTAAAAAAGTGGCTCAATCTGAAATAACACAAGCTCTAAAAATAGGAATAGTTAAAGTTGGAGAAGGTGTATCAAAAATAAAAAATACAGTTAAATAGCCGTTCGAATATATAGGAAATAAAGCTAGGGAATTAGGTAGAGAAAATTAGATATTTAAATAGCTTGATAAAGTAAGAACATACGCTGCTAATGTACCTTCGGCGTATTTCAAAGCTGCATTATATAATAATCCTACAGCTTTTTTAAAAGCTGAAGCTGTAGCAAAAAAGGTTGGCGAAGTTGCAGTACGTACTGGGTTGGATACAGCTAGTGAAATGACACAGGAAGGTGTACAAGGATTTAATGCACAATATGCAAAAGATAAAAATTTTGATTATGATGTGAGATATAATCAAGGTTTGGCTAAAAGAGTTTTCGATGATATATTGACTGGTGGAAAAGCTGCTTTATATTGGATAAATTAGAATGATCCTGCATATTATACAGATGCTGATGTAGTCCCTTCAATGAATGCAACACCGTTATTAACATTATTTGGACCAAATACTCCAAATTTGTTCGTACAATTACATTCGATGAAGAATGATTTTAAAATGTATGATATTATTGCTAACAATCTTGATATTGAGAAAAGATCTACAGATGCATAGATAAAACAAGCATATGAATTAGCAAAACTTGCATTGAGTGAAAATAGTTAGGACACTAGAAAAAGATTTGAAAAATTTGCAAAAATTGTTGGAAAGAAATAGGATGCCGACGCTACAATAAATGCATACAACAGAATAAAAGGAAAGCCATTATTGGAAGAAGGTGAAAACGGAATACCTATTGAATTAATTAAAAATACATATAATAAGTATGAAAATATAGCAGGTCTTTTAAATTCAGATACAGGTAGAGCTATTGCAATGAAAGCAGGAATAGATCTTGAATCTGTATTTAACAAAAAGAAAAATAAAGACAAATATGCAAAATTAATATCATTATTAAATTATAGACTTGATAGTAGAAACCAAGCTTACGAAGATTTACAAAATATAGATCAGTAGATAAATAATATATTTAATGATTCTTTAGATACTGAAGATTATTATGAAGATGATGTTGACGATAACTCTAATGTTACAAATCTTACAAAAGGATTAATATAGTTATACGTATTACATCAGATGAAAAATGATTATACAAATTTGGGTGTAGATTTACAATCTGATGAAAAATCTATACAAAATCGTATAAATAAGCTTATTGGAATATATACAAATAAATTAAAAAAATATGGTGTTGAAGTAAATAATATTGAAGATGTTAAATCTGTATTAAGTAATTCTGGTACTTACGCTAAGGAATTTGATAGATTATTAAATCAATCTTTAAGTAAAGAAGGTTTTAATATAAGTGAAATGTCTGTAGATGATATATTCAATGGTACAGAAGAAGATCAATATTATGATGATGCATATTTAAATAATAATCCTGGTGGATTTGAAGGAATTGGAAGTTTATTAAGATCTAGAATTTTAAATGAACATAACGCATTACTTCAACAACAATTGCTTGTTGATTTTCTTGAAAATCCGAATGCACAACTTTCTAAATACGATAAAAAAGTACAGTCTGATAAGAATCTTGAAAAAATATTAGAAGAAGATTATTTAAACTCTGTAGAAAGGTATGAAGCTGCTGCAAATATGGAAGTTAAAAATAATGATATATTTCAAGGACACGATGGTAAGTATTATATAACTAAAGAGAAAACCGATGAACAAGGAAATAAAACTTGGGTAAAGCGAAGAATTCACGTATAGACTGGTAAAATTGATACAGATGATCTAGAATTTAGTAGAACTGAATATTACGATTATAAAAAATATAAGGATGATTTAAGGCAGCGTAAACAAGAATTATAGAAAAAAAATGAACAAGTTTCTAGAGGTGAATCTGAACCAACAACAGATAAAGAAGATTCTGAAAAATATACTCCTTTGTTAGATAATTCTCCGTTACAACAAGACACTCCTATTGGAAATCGTATATATACAGATCCTAATGGATAGGAAGTCGTAGGAACACTGTATATTCCTTCACAAAACAGTAATCATAAATTTCCATATATAAAAACAAAAGATGGTTAGGAACATGAAATATTAGGTTTTGATACTGATTTATATGATGTTCACGGATCTGAAGACACTTTACCTATATATTCTAAAGGTGATAAAATAACTATAAATGGACAAAATGGTGTCATAACAGAAATACACGATAATGATGGTAGTTTTACTTATGATATCGAGACAGATGATGGTATAATATTAGGTGCTGACGAATCATTGCTTCAAAAATATATACCTAAAAAATAGCATATTGAACCTAGTACTGATGATAAAGTTGAACCTAATGAACAACAAAAAGCAACACTTGAATTATTACATCAAAAGAAGCAAGATGATGATAAAAAGATATAGTCTGATAAACATACTGGAAATAAGATTGTAACTGCATTTAGTTATTTTATAAAAATAGGAAGATCTTTTTATCAGTTTGTAAGAGTACACGGTATATTAGGTAGTTAGATAATGGAGGATTCTATAAAAATAAATAAGCGTGATGAAATACGCGAACGTTTATAGAATTCGAATGATGTAAAATCAGAAATACAAAAACTACAAAGCGAATATAATTAGAAACTAATTGATGATTATGGTGAAAATTCTTTTGAATATAGACGATATAAGATAGATCTTTCTCCATATCTTAGAAAATAGATGTTAGTTGGTAATGAATTACAAAAAACAATAACAGCTGTTTCTGAAATAGTTTCTAATGATGTACCCGGTGCTGCAGTTATAGCTGGACAAATAGTCGATGAAATATGTCGCTTATATTTATCAGGTGAAAAGGTTGAAAATAAACCTGAATATAAAATGACATAGGCTGTTTTCAATGATACCATAAAAGCTATCGAAAATGTAAAAAAGGTATTATCGGAAAGAGGTTGGGTATTAGATACAACACCGTATACGTGGTATATGCAATCTTCAAATGGTATTAGAATTGCTGGAGAAACAGACCTTATAGCTATAGATAAAGAAGGTAATATACATATTCTTGATTTTAAAACTACTAAGAATAAAAATAGATTTAAAAAAATTAAAATGTTTAAATCTAAAGATCCACTTAGTGGTGAAGAAGTTTGGAAACAAATACCTGAAGGAATGTCCGCTCCGAACGGTGTAAAAGAGGAAGATATAATCGAAACATATCCTTTCTTTGAAGAAAAGCTTGGTGACCAATATAACTATAATTATGCACAGCAATATGCACGACAACTAAATATGTATAGATTAATGGTTTAGTCTTAGTTGGGTAAACCTGTAAAATCACTTGAAATAATACCGTTTTATGTTGATTATGATACTGACAGTAATGGTCATGACGTATCTCATATGTCAACAGTTTAGAGTCAAGATATTATAGATATAAGTAATGTAGCATTGCAAGATGATTTTTCAAGTATTGATAATTTCTTATCACAATATACAGGAGAAGATTATAGATCTTATATAGAATCATTATCATTGTCTGATATTCCACACGTTGAAGAATTAAAATCAAACGAAGTTCCAAATAAATTTAGAAATGATGCGGACAAACTCATTCAAAATTTAAATAATTTACATGAATAGGTTCGAGAATTCTTAAAATTAAATAAAGGACCTATACGTGATTATTCAAAAATTGAAAAGTTTATACAAGAGTATAATAATATTCAACGTGATGCAGAACGTTTGATTTCAGAAATTAATGAGTACAAAGAAGCTGAAATTAAAAGAAGAAACAATCTTAACAACCAAAATTGGAGAGATGAAGATCCTGAATTAGTACCAGATAGTGCAAAAAGAAACTGGTGGCAATTTAATAACTTACATTCTACCTTAGATTTATTAAAAACAATACCAAAATATCTAAAATCTGTAGTTAAATCAGATTTCATAGTAAACTCTGAATTTAGAATAGGACAAAATAAAAACGGAAGTTTTTATGTTCAGATTACGTATAAACCAAAAGGTTAGAGTATTATTAAATTCAATAAAGTTATATAGGTTCGTCTTGGTAATGAAAATCAAACAAATACCGATACGCAGACAAATGATTCTGATTATAGCATAATGGCTAGAAACCTAATACGTCAATATCGGTCATTGTTAAAATCTCTTAAAAAGGATGAATATATAATTGTAAAGAATGTACAGCGTACAAATGGACAGTTAGTGTACTCAGAAAAAGATCATAATTTATTAAATACTGAATTTGCAGATGAACAAGTATTAGGTAAACTTCTTAATGGTAAAGATAGTTTAATTGGAGTTGTTGGTTCTGAAGGTGAAATATTTGAAGTAGATGACGTATATAGAAGTACAATTGATTCTACGTATAAGTTGGATAAACAAGGTAAACCATTACCTAAAGGATATTCACCGTGTCCTGGAAACCAAAACACTGAAAACCATCAAATGCCAGCCGGAAGCGTTGTGTTTATATATAAATTTAAATATGACGAGGATCCGGTAGATGCACCGTGTAGAAATGTAAACATTACACTTAGAGGTTAGAAGTTTTCAGAAAACAATATAAATCTTATAATAGAATGTTTACAATAGATAGCCGGATCTAAAAAAGAATCTGACGAATATACGGTATTTAACGGGGTACATTTCTATAAAAACGGAAAGGAAATTTCTAATGAAAATAATCCTATTACTTGTGAACAAATCTTAGGATTAATAACTAGATTTGGAAAACAGGCAAGTTATGCAGGACATGAATTTATATTCCAATATGCTGAAGAGAAGAGCAAGAGCAAAATTCTTATAACTGATATGACAGCTGAACCACATAAAGACGATGATGGTATATTAACAAGACCTAAGATTGCAATAGATTTAGCTGACGGTGTTTAGGTTCAAAAATTAAAAGATATATTACGTTTAGTAGATATGCATATAAATCAAGTAGGTGTAATGCGATCTACAATGAAGGGTCAGAAAGGTTCTTTTATAAATATATCTAACTTATTTGAATATAATGATATAGATTTTATTAAGTTTGGAGATTTTGAAATAACAAGAGAGGACGTTGATTCTAATCTTAGTGGAATAGGTTGGATGATTAAACACGGTTACGCACAAACAAACGCGGAATCATTATAGAACCCTCTAATTTCTATTACAGAATTAGATAAAACATCTAAATATAAGCAATAGAAAGAATAGGAAGATCAGAAGAAAAATGAACAAACTACTGGAACAGTAGACACTTCTGGCGAAAACGAAAATAATCAACCTATACAACAAACAGAAGATAATGACCAAGAACATAAAAACGAAACTCCTTCAGACGAAGATATATTGGCTATTTTAAATGAAGATGGTGGTTTTGGAAGTGGTCCAGAAGGATTGTCTATGTCTGGACAAAAGCCTATTCCAATTAAACGAACTGATGAACAGTTAGCTAAGGTGAGACATGAAATTCATAGATTAATTGGTAATACTCTTTCTGTAAAATTTGAAGATGATGTTATAGAAACACTCTCTAACGGTAGTTAGGTTACTGGTTTAATTGGAGCAAGTATATTACAATTAAGCAAGAATGCTCCAACTGGAGCAGAATATCACGAAGCTTTTCATGTTATAATGGAATTATTACTTCCTTCAAAGATACGAGAAAAAATGTATCAGACATATCGTGATCATTATGACAAATAGTTTGAAAAAACTAATGGACGTAAATTAACAGATCGAGATATAGCAGAAGGTTTTGCAGAAATGTTTAGATCGTTTATGAATGATCGTGATCATATTAATATAACATGGAAAAACTTCTGGAAGATACGTAAACATTTCGATGAAATAAGGCAGTATATATGGGCTTTAAAAAATCTAGGTGATAGAAATTTTGCAAAATTATTTATATTGGCAAACAGTGGTCTATTAAAGTATAAAAAACCAAACTAGGAAAATATAGAAAGACTTGTAAATAAGTTCAATGGAAAATTATATATAACTGTACGTGGTAAAAGATATAAGATTGATGAAAACGGCAAAAAGAAATCTTTCTAGGCAGAGATAGAATTGAATCAAATACCTGATTACGGAGGTATGTAGTTATTTGAAGAAGCATTGGATCATTTAATAACAACAGTAATTAAAGGATACAGTATAGATATGACTGGTCAAAATGCTGCAAGAATTGCTACAGATTATAAATCTATGATGGATTTATTTAAAGGTTCTGAAAAAACAGAACATTCTGCATTTATGCGCGCTCTTACTGGAGAATATATAAAAGATGGAATGACTGCATATGACGCTAAGGCTTATTATAACCAAAATAAAGATAGCGAAGAAATAAAACAATTATTTAAGCAAGTTAGAGAACAATTTAAAGACGAAAAAGATCCTAGAAAAATAGCGGTTGAGATTATAAAAGCTATTATGGCAAATGAAAATAACAAAACGTTTGATCAATTAAACCAAAAATAGAAAATATTCTCTCAAATACTTGATAAAAACAATTGGGATATAATTGAATAGAAGATAAATAATAGAATGAGAACAATTGGTATTGATTCAAGATTTGATAGGGTTGAAAAAAATAAAGATGATGAGGACGACAAAGCGGTAAATGAAGATCCTTCATTTATCGGACAGGAGATAGCTGCCCATGATGACGCTTTTTATACACATGATAGAAGCGAAGATACAACAGCTGCTATACGTTTTATGTTAAGTACTATTGTAGATGAAAGATTTGCAACACAAGATGATGTAGAAAGTGGACTTGTAAAAAGTACTGTAAATAAAGACGGAAGTCCTGTATTAATACCAAATAAACGAGGCATACTCGGATTCTCTTCATATTTGTCAAGATCTGAAGTTAACAACAGACTTCTTATAAATTGTTATGATTGTACATCAGCAGAAGAATTATTAGCTACACTTGAAAAATTAAGTAAAACGGACGCGATGTTTTATCGTATATATAAAAAGATGTATGCATTAATGCACGATTCATTAAAGAAGTATAATAACGGTACATATGTTATATATGATAGTGACGGCAATAAATTACCAGAAGGTTCTTATGCTCAACATTAGGATGAGAATGGTATTTATTTTACTTATATAAAAGATGGTGTAGATACAAATGAAAGAATTAAAAATTTTGATGTAGATCCTACTAGTAAAGAAGCGTTAGCTACATAGTTGTTTAACTACGTATCATCTCAACATTTGGATTTTGCACAAGTTAAATTCGAACAAATGCTTGATGAAGATGGATTACCTATAGAAGGTGTATATAGACCTGTTATTAGATCTTCGGATAGCGGTTATGCATCTAGTATATTCCCAAGACAATGGTTTACAGCATTTAAATTTGGATCTAGTGACGTATTTTATTTAAATAAAAATGGAAATTTCAAATTTAAGGAAGGTGGAAAAGAGAAGTTAAACGAAGCTATAACTATATTAAAAGAGATTAAAGATCTCTATACCAAGAGGTCTACAATGCTTGGAGGTAGAAAAGTTAATATAAAAGGTTTTGACACGGCAGATTCTCAAGATTTTCTATATATTGAAGGTAAATTTATAAGTGCATTACATACATTGGGTATAGATTTATCTAGAAATGCTCTTGAAAGTTATCTAAATGAGTATTTTAAGACTAAAGAAAACGGAATGTCAATGTATACAGCATTTAGTAATATGATTACAAGTACACAATAGGATTTATCTTTTAGTAAATTTTCACAATAGATGTATGATTTTTCACAAAGGTTACAATCAACAAAAACTAATGATGTATTATCTATAAGTAATAGAGAAGATTCTGCAAGTAAGACGAAAGCATCCGGTATAAATATATATTCTGATAATGCATTTATTAAATGGTGTGCACAAGCTTAGAGTAGATATAATAAACTTAATGGTGAATTGATGACCAATGGACCAGAAGGTACTAAAAACTATACAATAGCTCAAAGACATACTGCTTACGATATGACAGAAGATATATCTAAAGGATATGTTGGTCAAGATGGAAGATTTAAAAATAGTGATATTCTTAAAGATTCTTAGGATTGGGATTATTGCTGGTCTACTAGAAATATAAATGGCCAATTAAGAAGAATTGGATCTATTATAATGAAACATTTTTCTGAAACAGATAAACCAGGTGGTGTTTCTGGATTAAAATTGCGTACATATAATGGTGTTGTAGTTGATGGAGATTATAATGGAGGTACTAAATATACTAAAATATCTCAGCAAGAAGATTTTGTTGCAAAATTATCTATGTTAACATCAGGAAGAATATTGTTCCCTACACTTAGTGATAAATCAACATGGTTCTTCTTAGAAGGCATATCTACACCTGGAATTGATTATACTAATTTGAAAGCTATTCCAACACAAACATTATTACATTTAAATGCGCTTGGTACCGATGATTTACATGTAGTATTTAATCAAGGTAATAAATAGATAGATTAGATGATAGAATATGCATTCTGTGAAAGAAATGCAATAGAACAAGAAATATTAAGAGATCAGTTTGACAATCCTGTGTCTAAAATATTAAATAAAATTTCTAATTTTGGAAAAAATAGAAAATATTTCGGAAGCCTTACTAAGATTAATTATATTTAGAATGGTAAATTAAAAACATTACATTTAACTGGTGATCAATCCCCTGAATATTATTTGTAGGAAGCTGATAGGATTTTCTTTGGTGATAATGTTACAGATTAGCAAAGAAGAGAAATGATGATACTTACACTTGAAGACGGATTTGAAGATATGTTAAATTTTGCATTAGATACAGGTACTATTAAGTTGTCTGATAACAATGATGTAAAATTAGACAAGATGTATAAATACTATAATTTTGCATTAGATGGCGTTACAATAGAAAACTTAAGACGTAAATATTTAGATGAACTTAAAGTTGAAGGAAAAAATGTAACAGTAGAACAAGCTACATAGGCTAGAAGTTTAGCTACGTTGTAGTATATGTGGGATGCATATGTAAGAGGTATTATATGTGAAGAAGAAGTTGAGCGACTTTATACTGGAAACCCATAGTTCTATAAATGGAAAAGTAATATTGTAAATGGAATAAAAGTTCTTACTGATAGACATTCCGATTAGACTAAGCGTTTAGGTGGTTTAGGTTCTACTGGAGAAAGAAACAGACCAAATATGGTTGGTATTGGTAGAACATACCGTTGTGCAGAAATAAAGGACCAGATGGTTGTATCCAAATCACTTAATCAATTCTATGACATGTTTACAGATAATGAGATTAGATAGACATATAGAGAATATATGGAATCTAAGATTAATGAAAAATATGTAAACATTGAAGATGAACAACAAAAACAAGATGAGTTGGATAAGTTGTGCGACGAAATATATGGAAAGGATTGTATATCACTGGATGAAATCCAAAAACGACTTAAAGATAATGGTCTTGAAGTTCTATATAATGCTGCTAAAAAACGCGGAGAAGAAGAAGCTAGCACATTCGGTTTAGATAAAAATGGAGATGGTTAGATAAATGTTGCGGATGGTGCAGCATATATAACACCAAGAATGGCTAAAAACTTACTTAGACAGCTTGGTAGATATACTAAACCTGTAAAGGAAGCCTTTGATTATCTTGAAGGAAAAACAAAAGGTAACATATTGAGTGACAAGCACGCATTTAAGTTAATATATGATGCTATGCTTGGAGCATAGAAATATAGTGCATATGGTTATAGAAAAGTTGGCAATATAAAAGTTCAATATTATAATAAATTCGCATTATTCCCAGTATTTGAACAAATGGCTACTGGATTTACATAGGCTATTCTTGAAAAGATGAAAAATCAAGATATAGATATGATTATGATGGAAAGTGCTGTTAAAGTAGGTTCGTAGTCACCTAAAGATATTACGTAGGAAATAATGAATGATCCATCTAAACTTGAAGATTTTGATGTATATGAACAAGATTATAAGTTCATACGTAGACAGTTAAATACGGATCCTCACGAGAAAGAATTTACTACAATGGGTACCTAGATGACCAAAATTGCTTTAACTAGTTTGATATAGAATAAGTTGTATCAACTCAGAGACGGTAAAGAATTAAGAGGTAGAGATCTTTTAAAGCATATAATGGAGGCAATTAATGAATTGTCAAATTTAGGTCTTGAAGAATTAAAATCCGAAATGTTCAATAAAAATGGTAAATTCGATGTAGAACGTTTTAGTCAATTCTTGATAGAAGAACTTGAATCTAGGGATGCGGATGAAAATCTAATAAACGGAGTATAGGTAGTTACTGATGAAAACGGAAACAAAAAATTCAATGTGCCGCTTGAAGCAATGTCTTCAGTTGATTGGATATAGAGCATATTAGTATCTAAAATCAATAAAAAGATAACAGATATTAATATAAAAGGAAACGCTTTTTATCAGAGATCTGTATGGGGAATGGAAGGCAAGCCAACAATATTAGATGGCCAATATCTTGATAAAACTATAAATAATGGCGATGATTTACAAGTTGTAAACGAAAAAGGAAGTATGGATGCTGTTATATCTATAGATTATTTTATGGATATAATACCAGAAGATCTTCAATACGATTTTAACAAATCACGTCAATGGCTTATAGATAATAAGATTATAGGAAAAGACGCTGAAGCAAATACCATCGCTTCACGTATTCCTACACAGGCACAATCATCTATTCACGCATTACGTTTTGTAGATGTATTACCGGTATTAAGAGATACTATTGTATTACCTAAAGAGTTTACCAGAATAACAGGATCTGACTTCGATATTGATAAATTATACTTGGCGAGACTTAGTTTTAGAAAAGGTAGTACAAAATTTTCTAAAGAAAAGGATCCTGAAAACTACTATAGAAATCAACTTTTATACGGCTATCTTTCTATACTCGAAGATCATGGAAAAATAACCAAAGAAAATGGTTTACATATGGGATCTTCATCACATATTTCATTAAGATCTATTGATGCTGATACGGATCTTGTAAAAGGTGCATTGTCTAAAATAGAAAGAAGTAAAAAAGATGAAGAAGAATATGCGTATAAATTCGGAAATATTGCTTTTTAGGTTAAAACTAGATCATCATTTGTAGTTGGTAAATTTGGAATTGGTCCATTTGCATTGAACAATAATAGTCAAATATTGACTCAGCTATATGGTGTAAAATTTGATAAAAATACTTGTATTTTATTAAGAGAAATCGGATGTTGTGATTTATCAAACAGTAAAGATAAACAAGGTAATCTTATATTATCATGGCTTTCTGGATTGATTAATGCTCACGTAGACGTAGCTAAAGATCCTTATATACAGAGATTGAATATTAATACGTTTACATATAATACTACTAACTTATTAATAAGAACTGGTATGGGTGAAAGAACATTTATGTTCTTATCACAACCTATAATGAAAGAGTTAGCAAGAATATATGAAGTTGCTGGAGGTAATTATATGCAGGATTAGAGTATATCTAAATCCTCTAGATAGAATATCGCCGTAATAAATTATATATGCGACGCGTTTAAAGATGATACCAATACTGGAAATATTAAAAATATAAGAAAGACTCTTAAACAATGTGTAAATGATGTTAATACAGAAACAATTGTAGCATCTTACGCTAAAGCTTTATTTGGAATAGACGATAATGGTAAATATTTAAATACGTTTACATATCTTGATGATTCTGGTAATGAGGTTCAAAAAGAAGGATGTATATTTGAAGACATATTTAATAATAATGATGTTCTATTAAATATAAATAACCCTTTATCTATGGATAATATTGATAATAATATTTCTAGATACCGAATTAAGTGTAAAATGTTGAACGACAATAATGAACTTGTTGAGTCTGTAATAGATTTAACTCCAAAACAAGTACAATTACTTACTGCATTTATCAATCAAACTATGTCTAAGTATGGATAGAAATTATCGGATTTAGTAAATAGTTGTAAAATTGATACTAAAAAACAAGGTAAAAGTTTTGTTGAACAAACAGCATTTCTTGATAAATATAAGGAATTGTTTGATAATGATGATGAAATGTTTGAACAACGCGGTCTGAATGCACTTAAAAACGAATCATACATAGGTACTAAAACAAAAAATGCGACTGATTTATATAAAACTATATTAAGTAATATATCAATATAGGCTACAGATGAGTTTGCAGATATACATAGCAAATTAATGTCAAAATTCAATTCTTCTGAGTAGAATAAAAACCTTAGCAAAAAGGTATCTAAGTATATGATGAAGGCTATAAAAAGCGTTTTCTTTGAAATTGAATTATTACCAACAATTGCATCTCAATATGGGATTGAACCAGAGGAGTATATAAACAATCTATTCTTTGGAAATGATTCCGTGCAAGATTAGATATTGAAAATACAAAATAAAATACGTAATGATAAAGTCGGAAACTTTTCATAGTATGGTAATAATGGAATTATTACTAATTCTCTATTAAAAGGTTTACAATCAGATGTATATGAAGATCGAGACGGATTTAATAATCCTAAATTCTTAAAATTAGAAAATGCGGTACTTGATGAAAGTGATAATGCAAATGCTATAGAAAGAGCTTGGGATGATTTATATCATGATACTGAACATTATATTGAAGATTCGAATGGAAATAAAGTTACATTTAGAGAAGTTGCTTTAAATCTCTTTATATACGCATTCTATACTTCTGGAGATACTACAGGAACTACTAAATTCTTTAAATTTGTGCCAAATACAATACGTATAGATACTGGATATTCTAAATATATTGAAGATACTACTAGAGATTTTCAATTAGGTCTTTCTGATTTTGACGAAGATACATTGTATGAAATGATTTGTGAACAAAATTGGACTGATACAGACATTGTTCCAGAATTCCAAGTTAAACGTAGAAAATCGTGGATGGCTCATTTTGGTGGATTTGTAAACTCTGCTAAATTGGAGAAAAAATGGAAGCCTTACAAAACAAAGCCAGGTGGAAGATGGGATATAAGGAAAATTAGAAATGATGTTTATACTCTCATTGCATGTAGACGAGAATCTAAGAATAAAATAGTATCTACTATATACGGAAAAAAAGATCCTATAACGTAGGAGGAAATATTCCCGCAATATATAAAAGTTAGACGTAGAAACTCAAAGAAATTTGACTCAGATGCTTATTTGTTATTCAAACTTGTTGATACGAAACCTTTATATTCTGCTCACCCTGAAAATGGAAGTTATCCTATATATAGAATAGTAATGCCTAATTCTGCAAGATTGCGTGGAGGAAGTTATAATTATGATTATATTAGATCCGAAGGTTCTATGGAAGTTGCTTATCCAACAGATTTATCTAATGCTGTATAGATATTTGGAAGCAAAGGTTCTTTAACAGACGTAAATGATGTTGAAGAATCTAAACGTATAAATTCAATATTTGATCAATTTATAAAAGCATTGTAGGACAATAATATATCTATGGACGAAGATACTCTTGTTGATTATTTGTATGAGGAATATAAATCAAATCAATTAGATTTTGATAAAAAGAATATACAGAAGTTAATAAAAGCTACTAAACTTGAAGATATATTAAAGGAGTCTGAATATTCTGAAACCGATAGAATGAGTAGTAAGAGTAAAAAACGTATAGTGAAACGTGCCTCAAAAGAAAGTGTTGAAGAAAATAAAGAAAAAGAAAAGCCTGTTACAAATGAAGATAAGGAAAAGAAAGAAGTAAAAACACCAGAACTTAACGAAGAGCCTGTAGAACTAACACACGTTGCATATAAAGATTTGTCAAATACTAGTCGTAGACCATTTACTAAGAATGGAATTACGTTTGCTAATGTGACACAAGCTAATTATTATTAGGCTATTTATGAAAGTAGTGCTATACCGTAGGAATAGAAACAAGAAATATTAAATAATATTATGAATAATGAAGATTACAATTCATTACGTGCTATAATAAGAGACTGTTTTGATAACTATGGTAAGGAAAACATAAAATTAACAGTAGATATGTCTTTAAATAATATAATTGAGTCATTTAAACAAAATGATAAGTTAGCACAAATGTTAATTCATACTGGAAATAGTAAGATATTAAATAGAGGTAAAGATGACGATCCTACTGCGAAGTTATTAACTGCAGCAAGAAGTGAACTACAGAAACAAGAACCTAAATAGGTAATAAAAGACGATGAATTTGATGATAATGCTATGAAACATTGTAAAAAATAAATAAAATGATTGCATGTCCATTAATGAGTAACCCTGATGTAGCTAGGGACTTTAATCAACTTAAAGAAGTTGTTGGAGAAAAAGCTGCATATGATATATGGTCTAAAAATAATGGAAATAATATAGAAACGGCTCCTAATGGGGAGCCGTCTATATTATATCAAGACTTATTAGAAGTAAACGGTGGACTAGCTGCTGGAGCCATTTTGGACAGAGCTAAAATATTTACAAAATCGTTTATAAATAAGTTTGGAAATTGGCTTAAAATAAAAACACCATTTCAAGATGAAAACGGAGAACCTATATCATAGATGATAAGAAGACCTAAATTATCTGACGAACTATTAGAATACTATGTAAATCTTAGTGGAAGACTCAAAGTAACAAAAGGTAAACTTAAAAGTAAACATGATAATTTATCATCTTTGTATGAAGATTTTGATGAATATGTTCGGCGATTAATAGGTATTGGTTTATTTGAAGATATTAATGAATTTAATTATGATTCTTTAAAAATAAACGACATATATAATAGAATAGATCATATCACAGGTAATATGTATTCTATATTATCCGATAAACGATCTGAAGTATAGGATTAGTTAAAAAATAAAACAACATATGGAGAATGGTATATTTCTAATATGTTGGCATTCTTAAATAGAAATATTATAGATATAAGTGAATATGATAAAATAACACAACAAATATTTAAACAATTCTTTCCTTTAATATTTAAAGAAAATATTTCAGAATCATAGCGTAATAAGTACTTTGGATATTATAAACATTAGCTTATGTAGAAAAAAGGTAAGACATATAACTAGATAACTAGTTTTATAGAAAACCATAATCTGCAAAAAGTTATGTTACATCAAAAGTTGAATAAATTACAAAAAATTATTCAATTATTAGAAACTAGACCTAATTTACAAGATAAATTTAAAAACAAATTGTATGATTAGTTTTAGAAATATTTATTAACTTTAGATACACAATTAGGCAATAGGGGTAAATATTTAAATGCTGCATTTGAATATTCAGGCTCACATGCATCAAAATCTGTTGATTTTATAAGTGGACTATTAAAAACTAAAAATTCAATTAAATAGTTAGTAAATATTGTATATAATTTTACACCAGATGGTGAACAAAAACAATATATAAAATTATTAGTAGATGCATTAAATAAGTATAGCGACAGTAATGCTTATTTTATAAAATGTAAAAAACATAACACTGCTGGTATGAATTTGTTAACGTATGACCATGGTTCTGATATAATATTATTAAATACTGATTCTAGTTTTTATAATATTATGAATACCACAATTATACATGAAGCCACACATTATGTTACAACAAGGTATTTGATAGAACACCCAAAACTTAGATATACTTTAAGAGACTATGTTAAATATGTAAGCCAGTATAATAATACTGGACTCGTACGTCCAAATATGTATGGATTTACAAACGAAAGGGAATTTTTAGCAGAATTTATATCAACACCAGAATTTAGAGAAGCTTTAAAATACGTTCCTGCTGTAGATGAATAGAAATTTTCAAACGCATTTGAAAATGTAATAGATATTATAGGAAATTCAATGTCTATAAATTCACATGATTAGATACAACAGATTGTATTTAAAATATTAGATGTACAGTCTGGATATACGTATGATGAATTGTCATATGAAAAAACAAAAAAGGCTATTTTAGGTGAATTACATAAAGACGCTAATATAGACGATATAATGAATGAAATATATTCTGACGAAAATGAAGACGAGAATATTCAACAAACAAATGACGTTTATATTTCAAATGTAAATAAATCTGACAGAGAAAGAGATGACTTTGTTGTAAATGCTCTCAGAGAATAGATGAAAAATGGTCAACCTATAGACGATATAAGTAAATCTATAATATCTGCAAAAATGCAGTGGTGTTTACAAAAATAGCAACAAATAATGCAATCTACTTAGTTACAGTTGGCACAATCTTTTGGCTTACATAAACAAGAAGACGGTACTTGGAAAACTGCAGACGGTAAAGATTCATTATTGGTATAGTTCTTTGAATATCTTGACGACGCTGATGGTTATTATGATTATAATACGAAATCTACAAATGCTCATCATGTAATAGGTATTGCTTTAAATTCTGCAGATCCTACTACATTTAATCACGAATTAGCTCATCATTATTTAAGAATGTTCTGGAGAAGTAGTTTAGTATAGGCAGCACTAAAAGCAGTAGATAAAAAGGGAATTACAGATGAAGAAAGAGAAGAAGCCCTTGTAGAATTAATTACTATGAAAACTGCAGAAAATCAATTTGTAGATAATGTTCACAATGATTCTTTCTTTGCACATTTTTGGACCAGATTCGGTTCAATGTTGTATAAAACTTTTAATATACAAAATAAATTAACAAGAACTGCATTATTAAATAATGTAGCAAGGGCATTTGCAATAAATGAACAACAAAAAATTCTAACCAGTAAACATAGATTATATAATATGGCTGATTAGAGAATGTTTAAGAAAAAATCTGTAACATAGAAAATCAGTGATGCAAAACGAGAATCTATATTTAAAAATAATGTTGTTAATTATACTCCATTATTAATGGATAAAACATAGTCAGCTATTAAGAATATAATACAAGGAACTGTGTCCAGAAATAAATCATTTAGAAAAACACAGAATGATCCTATTACATTAATGAATATGTAGCTTGCCGAAGACGAAGTAAGACAGTTTATAGATAAGATAAGTAAGCAGCGTGAATAGTATCGTAAAACATTAAATAAAAAATACTTATCTAGATCTGATAAAGAACAAATGTCACATACTGAAGAAGAACTTAATGCTAATATAATTCTTATTAAGAATTTTATAGATAGAGCTTATTAGGAAATAGAACAGATGGGTTCTTTATTACAATCCGCAGAATCAAATATGTACAAACAACTTATGTATGTTGAACATAAAAATCCATTTACAGGAGAAACAGAAATAGAATATATAGATTCTGATAGACTAAATGATCCAAATTTCGATAAATCAAATCTTCAGATACAATAGGTAACATTTAAAGAATTATAGGAATATAGACAAAATACGATCGAATATTACAGAAATGTTATAAATAAATTAAACAAAGCATTATGTGATCCAAGTTTTATTATATATTATGGTTAGGATGTTCAACAACAATTATTAGACGCAATCAAAGGTACACAATCTAAATTAGGAATCGAAACACTTATTTCTGATTGTATAAATACGTACGATAATGCTATAATAGAACATATTACTTCATATGTAAATAATTATATTGATGAAAATACCGATCTTGATGATCTACACAAAGAAAGAATGAAATATAGTATTCGTACATGGATCGAAGATCAAAATGTATTTGGTGATATAAGTAGTGTAGAAGTATGGGTTGGACTTACACAACACTCTAAATCCCCGTTAATTAGATTACTTGGTGATATTATTGAAAATATAGAAAATGATAAATATCGTTCTGTAAACGACAGAGGTCAAAAGTTAGATAAACTTCGTAAAAAAGCAATACAATCTTATGGAGGTAAATTTAAAGATACTATAAGTAATATTGAAAGAATGTTTATGGAACGTGACGATGATGGATATACAGGAAATTTCGCTACAAAAGTAAATTATGGTAAATTCTATCATGACCTTAATGAATTCTTAAATATAATATTACAAGGAAAAAATGGTATTGAACAATAGATAGCAACCAGATTAGGTAATAAAAAATACGAAATTGAAATAGACGATAAAGGAAATATAATGTTTCCTGAAGGATGTGAAGATATTGAGAAAATTTATTTACATAAAATAAATCATTGGTATGGAGATCATTGTGTACGTAGATTTACTACTGCATATTATGATGCACGTATAGATATATTATCTCCAGCTACTATAAAAGCAAGAAATGAGCTTGATAATAAAATAAATGCAATAAGAAATTCATTACCAGAAGGTCCTACAAGAACTGATTTACTTCCTATAAATAAACAAAGAGAGTTATTAAGACTTGAAAGATAGAAAGCATAGATGTCCTCAATATATGATTCATGCGGAAGACTCAAGGAAAAAGGTACTATAGAAAGATAGATAGCCGATGAACTTACCAAATGGAGTATATTTACGAGAGATAAAATAAAATATAAACTTGATGAAGAATCTTATAAAGCTGCTTATGAAGCTGCTGCAAATAAAGAATTGTTTGAAAATAATAATACATATACCGAAGTAAATCCATAGATATGGGATAAAGTTGCTAAGATATTTGGAACACGTAATAGTGAAAAATTGGAAGAACTTCAGACAAATAGACGAAAATTATTGCAAATTATAAAATTAAGAGGTCTTTCTTATCCCGATATATCAAGAGTTTTTGATTTAGAAAATGGAAAAATAAGAGAAGGTTTTGAAGAGTTTTGGTAGAATTTAAAAATTTTAGATACGTAGATATCTAAAGAACGAGCAATATTAAATAAGAAAAATAAAGTAAGTAAAAATGATGTTATTGAATATCAACAATTACTTGGAAAAACAGCTGTAATGTATGAACAAGCTAATGGTTTAAAAATACCGTTTGAATAGAAAATAGCACAATCTATAATGGAAAGATTAGAAAGAGAATATCCAAACGATCCAAATAATCATTAGAGACTTGCACAGGAAATGAATCAATTTTATTACACTGATGAAAAGGGAAAACAAAAACCATTGAGTATATTCTACGTTACAGCACCTAGGGCTCTTACAGTAGACATAGATGGTGTATGGGTTAATGGAATAGTTAAAACACCTACATAGTTATATTCAATTATTGATGTAGAAGGAAGTGATAAAATGTGGATTGATGATAGATATGATGAAAATGATAAACATACAAGACAACCTTTTACTGAAAAAACATCAAATAATGGAATATCTTATACTAATAATATATTTGAAGAAATTTAGAAAAATAAAGCTTTAAAAGATTATTATGATGCTTTAATTGAAACCATGAACGATAGTTATAAATTAATTCCATTCTTAAGAGAATATGATTATAGATTACCGTAGATAGGAGCTTCAAGTAAAATGTATGGATGGAGACATCCTTTTGCATTTGGTAAAAATTTTGGATATGTATGGAATAGAAATTTCGCTATAAACGAAACAGATACTGATATAAATAATGATTTTGAATTAAGACCAGATGGAACACGTTCAATGAATATACCTATAAGATATATTCAAAGATTAGAAGATTCTAGATCTATTACAAGTGATGTATTTGGATCAGTTATGAGGTTTTATGAAATGGCTATTAATTATAACTTGAAGTCTAAAAAATTACCATTATTCTAGACAGTTATTGATAAATTAAAATCAAATAATACAACGAGATAGAATCAATTACATTTATTACAAGGAATTGTAAATAGACAATTTTACGGTAGAACTAGAGGTTATGATACTGATGATATGAACCCAACAGTTAATAGAAGTAAAATATCAAGAGTATCATTAAAATTATTACCTATAGCTAAATCATTGTTTACTACAGGTTTATTGTCATTAAGTATGTTTCCAGCTATAATAAACTATTTAGATCCGTTTTTATCAATGTCTATTGAAGCATTTTCTAGTAAATATATGAGACCATGGGAATTTATATCTGGTTTATTTGCAGGATTATGTGCTCTTCCATCTGCATTGTTAGGAACATTTGATTATAGAGCTCATAATATAGGTAACGGTTATCAAATAATACCCACAGCTATTAATTATTTTGATTTACATAATGAAGGAAGTAATAAATATAATAGAACTGATAAAACGAGACTTGGCAGATTATTTTCATCTGAAATGCTAATGTCCCCGTTTTCTTTAGGAGAATATACAATATGTTCACAGATTGTTGGAGTTACATTTCAATAGTATAGATATTATAATGGTAAATTCTATAATTTACATCAATTTATAGACGAAATGAACAATACAGGTTAGATGTCAACTAAAGAAGCTATAAAATATTTTAGAACAAAAATGAGACATCATACTTTATTTAGTGCATATAAAGCTAAAAATGGTTCTTTAATAAAAACTAATGACGAATATGGTAATGCCATTACTGAAGAGTTTGAAGATAAACTTAAAAAATTTATGAAAAACCGAATGGGTATATATTTATTAAAGCCTAGTTCTACAGAACATACAAAACTTCAGTCAAACGTATTGTATTCATATTCTCTCGTAATGCGTACGTTTATGTTGGCAGGTATATGGGAAAGATTTAAATCATTAAGAGATTTTCAAATAGAAGATGATACTTTATATGACGAAAATGAAAGAACCAACATTTCTAAAAAAATGTCATAGGAAAATGCTGTATTAAAAGGTGGTTACAATTTTATGTCTGGATTAATAGAAGATGGAAGTGCTAGTAGAGCTTTTTCAGCATTAATAGATTGTTTTATTCATAGAACTGACAGTAAATATTTAAAATATTTGGCTTGGGTTATAAAAAATCCTACTGTAAGTCAATATTCTGATGAAACAAAGCAAAAAAGAGAATAGCTTGAAATAACTGAAACTGATATTTATTCTGGTAAACGCGCAGCATTAGAAACTCTTGTTATATTAGGTCTTATGGGCATGAGTATATTATTTCATAATAAAGTAGCTATAGGAGATCCTGATGATTGGAAAACACAAGTTTTAGATTTATTAATAATGAGACTTGGTGTAGAACGCTTAACATGGTGGAGTCCTGATACTATTATGGATATTATTACAAGTATTACTGCCGCTAAAGGAGACCTTGATAAAAAAATGCACATAATAGATGTATTTAAAGACATAATATATCGCATCAACAAAGGTGAATGGGAAGAAAATAAAGGTTATGGTCCATATTAGCATAAAACTAAAATATTCAAAGATTTAATGTATACATTTAGTAGTTTAGGAACACATAATATATATTCCTCATTAACACCAGTTGGTGTTAAACAAAAAATCAAGTGGTATGAAAAACTGTCACCTGCATCAAGTTTCTTTGTAGATGTAAAAGAAGCTAAACGTAGAAAAAAAGAAAAGGAAGAATTAAAAAATCGACAGACCGAAAGTCTTATAAAACCTGCGATTGAAGATTTTTAAAAATCCGCGTATTGATACGAGATATATATTTGTTTAAACGGAAGTTTATATATAAAAAATAAAGCGAGGGCGTAGTTTTATCTACACTCTCGCTTTTTTGTATTTGTACTGTAATATTCATGGGAGGTCTATAATCATATTCTGGTACAGACTCCCAATCGTTGTACAATTTTTTCGACTTATGAAACATGTACTCGTTTAATTCTTTATCCCATCCACGCCAAAATGCGTTTATTTTGGTTAGATTTTTAACATTAGACGGTTTTATACCTTTATGTATCAAAGGTTTTAATTCAGAATTTACTAAAGTAAATGAATATATTATATATGGCTTACCTTTTATGTATTCTACTTTTTTGTCATACATATTATTTAATGATCTAAACCTAACATCCCTTTCAAAGTCAGGAATACTTGGATCAAACATTAAAAATACATGATTATTTAAGTAAGGCCTATTTTTATCATAAGTGTATGCATTTACAAATCCATTGTCCTCTAAAAAATCTTCCATACAAAGATTATCATCAAGAAGTGGAATTGCTTGTTTCAATATTAGACTCATAGGTTCAAAGTTTCAATGCCTTCGCCTTCATAATACGCTCTACTATGTTCCCACAGATTATGTTCTTTATGCCATACTATATCTCGTATAGCATTACGAACTTTTTCTACATTTTCTCCATATATTTGTTTGTAAGAAAACGTAAATACACGAATGTCACATGTTAAACTATCAATAGCTATTATGTACCATTCGAATTTCCATGTATCTCCATCTTCGTGTAATTCATTGGTTATATACCATTTAAGGGCTTTTGTATAAAAATACAATTGTCTTGTATAATCATACGTATTTACAGCATCTGCAAAGTTATGTAAATGAGATGTTGTTTTTAAGTCCATCAATGTAACTTGTTTCTTATTATAATCAAAGGTAACACTATCAAGTAAAGACTTACAATTGCAAGTAAACTCAATGTCGTGATACATTTTGTAAGAAATGTATTCCCAATTGATATGAAATTCATGAAAAACTTTTTCATTGTCTGTAGGTTGTAATAGTTTACAAGCTGCCTTATGGTTTGCTATGTTGTTTTTTATTTTTATGAGTTGATTTGCACTATATGGTGTAATCATTTCTCGTCGGTCTTTACACTTAAGGAACTCTATATATTCCTTTAGCATAGAGGCCTTTTTTGTGGCTTCTGAGAGCATTTTATCGTCTGACTTGCCACTCGTACTATAGGCTGCTTTATAAGCGCTTAAAAGGCTTTTATTTGGCTCAATTTCAATACTATCTGCCAACGCTTGACAGAACTTCTCCTCGTTTGCAGAAGAAGGTCTACATTTGTCCCAGACCACGTAGTCTTTTTGGAACTCTTCAGGTTGTAAAAGATACTCATGTATCATGGTGCCTTTTGTCATAGATTGAGATGTCTCATCTTCGATTTGACCAGATAGTTTTTTATACAAATAGGCTGGCCCTTTATTCAAGAACCAACCTATGTTTGAATTGGACAACCTTGTGTTATCCTCGTAGTATGGTATAGATATATCCATTATAACTTTGCAATATTCATACATTCAATAACATCATCAATATTTTCAGGATAACCTTCAATCTGTATCTCTTTACAAAGAGCTATGATGTTATCAAAACTACGTACTTTTACGTTGTTAATAATATATGATGATAGTTTAATAACGTAATCATCATTGTCACCAATAAAATCTTTAACGATATTCATGACCATTTCGTCAGAAATACCTTCAAAGTTTTTGACATAACGAATACGTCCACAACGATCTTTGAGATACTCTGAAAGTTTGTCGTCGTTATTGCATGTCATAATGATAAGACGTTTTCCAGACTTTTGTATACCATCAAGAAATGGTAACAAATCATCAGTTTCCCAATAATAATCGTTCTTTTCAATCTCATCAAACAATACTACTACTGATTGATTAAATTTTAAGAAGAAATTATTAAGCTGATTTGCAGGGAAACAAGGATCTACTACAATAATAGGAAGATTTGCTTCTACTGCAATTTGCTTACTCATAAGTGTCTTTCCAGAACCTTTCAATCCTGATAAAAGTACACCTAAGTTGTTGTTACAGTATTTATCAAAGAAATTAGTAACACGTTTAACAAACGTTTTATCTTTGTCTGTAACATACAATTTTTCAGGAAGTTCCAATGTACCATCTGCTTCAAGAACAGGACCTGTAAATCGGTCCATTTTCAAGTTATATACACGTCCTGTTTCAAGTGAATAATCTGTACCACCCTGTTTTACCGTAATACGGTTTTCGTTCTTAACAAATTCAGTTGTTTTCATCGTCATAAAGTAAATGATCTAACTTTTGTAATTCGCGTATATTGTCTCGAAATTCTCTCCAATCTCGATTAGTATAAGCTTCTAAAGCTTTAACTTTAGTATACAATATTTGTTCGCGTATGTTAGATTTGTGATTCATTGCATTTAATGTCTTTAATCATCTCATCAACTTGCTTATGGTTACGAACCAAATAGCATTTGTGTTTGCTTCGATGACGCTTTAAATAGTTTTTGAACAATTTCCATCTTAATGGAAACGATTCTGTTACCATACCTTTACATTCTACTACAAACTTTTTGTCTTTGTAATGACCTATAAAATCTGGTAAATATGTAATTGCACGGATTTTTTCTTGTAAATACTCGAATTTATCAAGTACGGTAAAGTGCTTTGGCTCATATTCTACCGGTATTCCGGCTTTCATAAAAGCTTCATAAGTATAGCATTCGAGTTTACTTCTAAAATTAAGACCATACTTATCGACCTTAGTCGCATTCTTTACCCTACCTTTATTGCTTGGCATAATCTATAGAGAATATACCTTCAGATCCTCCGTAAATAGACACTTTAGTGTCTTTTGACTTTACGGACACTGTATACGAATCTTTTGTGAGTTTATATACTTCTACTTTCGTATTTGGTGCTATCTTAATTCGTTTTCGACAGTTAAGATATTCTGCACATATATATGATATCAATCCGCCTGCTAATCCACAAACGAATGATAGAATCGCTGTTTCAATCATATTTTTTTAATGTGTTTGTTAGCCACTGTTTTACTTCAGCATAAGAATTGTCTCTGATTGCATCAGAAATATCTTTTGCTTTAAATCGTTTATGAACGAATATGGCATCTAATTTATACTGTTTACTATACTTACGAGCTTCTAACATTCCTGTCTTATCTCGATCATATATTATCACAATATGTTTCCACTTACTACGTAGTGATTGCAAAATATCTTCAGGTATAAATGTTGTTTCACTTGAAGCAGCTATAGCATTATAACCCATCTCGTATAAACACATAACGTCTTTTAGACTTTTTGTGATTATAAGTAGATTACCTCCTTCCTTAGGTATTTCGGCTAATCCCTGAACATCACGATTTGTCAGATTCGTGCGCCATTTAGTATACTTGGAAGCAAGTGGTCGATAAATTTTAAACTTATCAAACACTTTATATGCATACATAGGACTAGATTCTTTGTAGGTTCCTCTGACGACTCTATTACAAAGAAAGTATTTAATGCTAAATACTTGGAATAATTTCAAAGTATCTTGTGATATATGAAATTGTTTCCAGTATTGTTTATCTACTTCAGTAAAAGGTTGACGAACTATTCCAATATCTGTTTGCCCCGAACTCACCGAGTTGGAGTATGTGCGTTTAACAATATCACTATTAGGATTCGTTTTTCGGACGATGCGTAACAGTTCTTGTTCAAGTTTATCTCTGGTTTGTATTCCTTTGTAGATTTTTATAAACTTAAGAGCGTTTCCACCCTCACCACTTCCATGATCTTTAAAGAACAAACCTCCATTATTACCTTTAAATATTGCAAAAGATGGATTTTTGTCATTAGACCTTAACGGACTATTAAACAATTTTCCAACTTTAAATTCACCTACATAATAAGAATAAATGTCATAATCATCCAGCTTGTCTAATAAGTCTTTAATACTTACTGTGACTGCTGTTTTTGTACTATACATGACTTATAAGTTCTTAGTTAGTATTTGTGCCATCCTAGGAGTCGAACCTAGTAATCAAGCCATTAAATGTGGCTTGCATTGAACCGAAAATGCTATGATGACTACAGTAGTGTGTTATCTCCTTATAGGCTAGCCACTAAGGCATTCTCTTTCACAAACACATATAACCGTTCCTCAACTGGTTCTACTGAAATTTATCTGGCAAAATCCACATACACCAGGGTACATCTAAGATACGCTTAGAAACAGGGCTAAACTTACATTATATTTCACAAAGCCTGTGTGTTACGTTGTTATCGTGTATGCATCCACATAACTTCATATGTACCTCGAAGGGGAATCGAACCCCCAAGTTCCTTTCGGAACGGCAGATTTTAAGTCTACTGCGTTTACCTGTTTCGCCATCGAGGTGTATTCTTAGAGAAGTTTATAAGCCTTCTCCAAGAAACTTTCAATAAGATCATCTTTATAAAAACAATCTATTTTATGTTTAAACTGTATTACTCTCGCAATACCATATTTTGACTCAATATAGTTGAATACTTTTTGTCCTTTTCTCCAACTATTTGGGAGATTTTTAATATTCTTAAAAACATCTCCTTTAAACTCATCGTATGTCATAACTTAAAAGTTAAAAAGTACTGCGCGTTTCACAACGAACAGTACTAACATTAATCACTCAATCCTAAAAAATAAATAATGGCGTTGAAATACGGGGATTCGAACCCCGACTGATAGGACCAAAATCTATCGTGCTACCATTACACCATATTTCAGTGTGCGCTTTTGGACAGAGCGCTAACTGCGTTTCGAAGTTTGAATTTACTAAAAATACTACGGGATTCACAACCGTACGGCTACCTTTTTAGTCCGTCATTTATATAACAACGCTTTGTTATTTTTCGGGTTAAACATTCAAAACATAGTTGTTAGGAGAAAAACCAATTTCCCCTAACATTCCAGGTTAACTGGATTTGTCTCCACCATTTACTTAGAACGGAAGATCATCCTTTTTCTCAGTAACCGGAGTGCTAGCTGCTGGAGCTGCAAGCGGATCTATAGGCTTCTCTACATCAGCCTGAACTGGTCGTACAAGAAGGTCATTCTTGAAGAGTTTAATCTGAGAATCAGTAACGTCCATTGGCTCTACATAAATACCGTATTTAGATACCTGTGTAAAACCTTTATTGGTATATGTTACTTTAACACGGAGTTTCTTCTTTGATGATATAAAAGGATCAAGAATAGACTTAACCCATTTAATCATATCAGCAAAAGTGTTGATTTCTACATCTGGTGCAGTTGTATAACAATTAATAAGCTGAAGAACTCGTCCAAACTGCTGATTGTCCTTGTTCTGAAGGTCTTCATCAGTCTTAATCCACTGGTTCTTCTCGTTCTTCCATTCTGTAAATTCTGCTGTCTGACCAGCTTCATTCTCGAATGTAATCTTGAGAAAGTCTTTTCCCTGCGGACTCTTTTCTACAGAAACTTCTTTCAACATAATGTTGTCATTAATTCCTACAGGAATATAATTTGAATTAAATTCTTCGTTATTACTTGTTGCTGTTTTAGTATTGTACATAATTCTTATTATTTATATATCTGTTTCCAATCAGTTGTTATTGTTCCATCATCGTTGCCTTTAGCTATGACAATGTCTTTTCCGCGAAGATGCGGAGCACGAGCTTCTTTGATGGTTCCATCGCCACCTTTGAAACTTATATGGGTCTCATTGCCTTTACGATACAGATACCCTACGGCATCCGCTTCGCCACAAATGATTGAACTGAGTTTACCAACTAGGTCTAATGCCATTTCTGATAATTCCTCTCCATTTTGGTCAACTTGTACATCTTTTACGTGACCTACGAGTATAAACTCATCACATAAATCTCTGAACATATCTATGACTTTGCGTACAGCTTGTCTTATATAGAAATACCCAGAGCCATTCGGTAATGTACGTACATCTGTACCTTTCCAATTTTTTGCAATCGGAGTTTGTCGATACAGAGTTGCTGCATATGGCAGACATATTTCCTCTAAACGAGTCGCGTTATCAATAGTGATACGCTTATAAAAACTATGCCCTACTTCAGAATTTTTAGCTCTAATGGCTTGAGCAATTTCACCTAATGTATTCACATCTCTTGCCTGCACAGCAAGGGCATCTATAAAAGTAGAACCTCCTTCGAGGTCTATAATAAGATTGCTTTCTAATTGTGCTAAGCTTGATGTCTTTCCGGATTTAGGGCGTCCGTAAATAATCAAGAAATGTGGGTTAGTTGAAGTTGCTGGAACTTTGTTTGTAGGTAGTACTATCATGGCTCAGTGGCTCTAATTTGTTTGTTGTTAGTTAATGTTAATGTTTACAGCATTTGAGTTCGTATAGATGTCGATAATAATCTTCTTTGTAGAAGGCTTGATGTTCTCAAGGAACGACGACATAGCGAAGTCAGAATACTTAAAAGTATCGAAACCGATCTGGATCTCATCATCATAGAAGATAATAGGGGTATCGTCTGTGAGGAAATAAGTCTTACCGATTACGATGTTAAGCTTATTGTTCGGCTTCTTATAGGAAGCCAGGTATGCAGCAGCCTTTGCAAACTCGGTTGCATTGTCCTTCAGTGAACTGCTGCAATTAACGTTAATACGATTACCGAAAAGGTACGAGTTCTTCTTAATTACATCACTAATAATAATGTTATTAAGCATCTCAGAATAGTTTGTATGTGTGTTTCCAAGAAAAGAACTAGTGTTAATATCGTTTGCGTTAAATGTGTATGTTTTCATAATTTTCAGCCTTTATATCAGTTACGATTCGATCAAATTGTTATACATAAGGTCGTTCTCGAATTCAAGTATACACGGCTTTCCTGCGTCTCTATTTTTAAGCATATGCACGTATACCTTGTTTTGTACAGGTAGATGATTTGGACCATATTCCTGTATATTCAATATCTCCGGTCTGTGAATTACTAAAACGTAATCACTTGCCTGAAAAATCGCATCTGATGATGATAAGTCACTTCTCATCGGATAATGTGACAATGGATTGTTAATTCTCTCAGGTTGTTCTATATTACGATTCATTTGTGCCAGTTGTATTACTGATGTCATAGGAAGCTTTTTAGCTTGTATGAATACTCTTTCGAGTTCACTGACGGTTTCAATAACACTTCCAACTTGTTTCGTAAGTAAAGCATGATCATAGATAATAATAAAATGTTTATCAGTACCTTTCACATACTCATTATAGAACCACTTAATAATTGCATCAACTTGCATGGGAGTTCCTGGATTATCTACAAAGTAGATAGGATACTCCTTTAGCTTGTTAGAAACATCGATGACTTTTCTGAAGGTTTCGTCATCAAGGTCCGTTTCCGAACTATACAAAGTCGAAGTCGTTCTCCTAAGCTTATTTGAGAGCGTTCTTCCAACTTGCCTAAACCCAACCATCTCTAAAGAGAAAGTTAATACAATTATATCCTCATTAGGATTCAAATCAATCAAATCTGTTTGAATTAAATTCGCCATGGAGCTTTTTCCGCTTCCTGAAATGCCGGCTATTGTATAGACAGTATTTGGTTCAATACCACCCATACATTGCTTATTGAACTTAACCCATCGCGTTTTAAGTGATGTTATGCTGTGTTCTCTCCTTCCAGCGATATAATTAATCGCTTCTTGCGCTACAACCGACATTGGTCGTATCACATCACAACAATTCTGTTCCATAAGTGTTTATAGATTTTTGTTCTACATCTTGCATTTCTGCCTCAGTCTCTTCCCATTGATGGTCTATCAACCATCTCCACATCGTCTTCATATAACTAACTTTTCCTTCACGACTCTTTTTATCAAGTTCGTATTTAAGGCAATTAATCAAATGTTCCTTCATTGCTATACTTTTACCAGTTGTAACATCAAAGAAATGACGACATTTATTTACGTTTGCTCGCAGGTAGGCTTTCGAACCGTCTGGGCGCAAGACATATACTGGGTACATATCGTAAAACAGATCAAAGTAATCTTTTTCGGGCGTTACTATTTTTGTAAGCTTATCTGTTTCTTGATACATCTTTTTATCATCTTTCTCGATCAAGGTGACAAGATTCTGAGACACTAAGTATGATATTTCATCGTCGCTAATAAGGCTGACAATTTTGCGAACGTCTTGATTTGGTATTTGATTCTTATTCAATACCATACTTAGGAATATCAATTGATTTAAATTCAAATTAGGTGCTGCATTTAGCAGTTTTGTTTCTACTTCAATAATCATCTCTTATACTCTTTGGTTAACAAGCTGGTTACTAAAACAGTTCCAATTGTTGAAAAACAAATCCTGCTATAATTTTATTAGCTTCATCAATGTAATATTGATAATTGACATGTCTTTCTTCAATCGGTTTTGGATCATACTTGTTTAAGATGGTTACTCCTGATTTTGCCAAAATGTTATTTACTTGGCCTTCTGGAGATATCTTATACAAATAATAGTCTCTATATGATGCATAGAATCTGTTTATTCGTTGTACTTTTTTGTTTCCATGTACTACTTTAAACTTTTTATCTACGCGTTGATACATAAGGAAATCCTCTATGTTTTTCGCATTTCGGATATATTCTCTTACGGGTTGTTTTGTTAAGAAATAATTTATCACAGCTTTAGGTATAATGACAGGTGCTAGTCCTTTACCTAATTGTGGTTCTGTAATAAACATTCCTTTCTTTTCTATCAGTTTAGGGTCTTTAGATTGTGAATACCCTTCAATGACACCAAAATAATCATTTCCAGCGTACTGATAAAACGCTTCATAGTTGTCGGACTCGAAAGTCAGTTGTGTTAATTGCTCAATATCAGTTATAGCTTCCTGGACTAAACTTTTATTTGCCTTCTTAGCAATATATACGACACCGTCAGTATTAACCTGCACAATCTTACAGTCTAATTCTAATAAACGATCCACAAGCATCAATAGTATTAATTGACCATTGATACGTATTTTGAAGACACTAAATGGATCGTACATCCAACTGGTTTCTTGCTGCATTTTCCCTGTAACAGAATTTAAAGTTAACTTTAGAGCTAAGTTCTTTAATTTCTGTCCGCTATGTTTGGCTTCTAATCTCTCTTTATATATTTGAGAATATACTTTCCAAAATTCTTCACCTAAATGACGGGGAATCCATTTGTATTTTACAACAAGTGAAGGATACATTGATGCAACATCGCTGTGTCCTAAATATTCATTGTCATCAGGTCGGAAGATTCTGGGTGTATGTAAGGAATGTATACCTCCTACACCAACAGAATAGCACACATTTGAGAGAACAAACTTCTTCTCATAGCCTTTGCGTTCTTTAGAATATACTATACGGCTCTTCATATCCTCAAGAACGTCTTGTAAAATTGGATTTTTGTACTTTATGAATGGTAAGATTACATCTTTCAATGGGATATAGTCCATAGGTGAACGTAATGTTTTAACATACGATTCACTAATGTTTGTTTGCTCGCAATACTTTTTGAGCAAAAGCGTCTCTCCGAATTTTACACTATCCATAGAAAGAGCATCTATTCCATATTCTTGTTCGATAAATAAACGTAGTTGTACATCTCCACTTACTCGATTTAATAATTCTTCAGTAGAGTCTACGTCATTTATATTGTATGCTATCATATCGTCAATAGAATCATCTGGTAAAAACTCGTTAAAGTCTCCAGAATATTCTTCAACGTTTTTATAGTGCATTGTCACTTGCATTTCTTTAAGACCTACGCGTAACTTTGAACTAAATAGCATTGTCAATAAGTCCATCGAGTAGAAATACTTAGCATATTTCCATCGTGCAAACTTACTGGTATCACCTTCCTCTGCAGTAACTATTGTACGTGAAAGATTGTACAAAGAATCGCATACTCGAAAAGTCAATAATGAGTCCATTTTATAATAAAAATCTATAAGATAATTTATTATCACATCATCGTAATGTTTGTTGTTATAACCACAAAACATTTTATCTATATTTTCGTAAAAAAAGTAATTAACAAGTTCTGTTAACTGATTTTTACGATTAGATATTTCGAAATAACGATATTCTTTTGTTTCAGTATTCTTACAAGTACAATGAAATACATTAGGGAAGATCTCAATGTCGTAAACAATTACGACGGAATTACGTATTATCATGACTCAAAGGTTCTAGTTAATAGAAGTAGAGGTGAGAATCGAACTCACAACAAGACTTTATCCGCTACGATGTAATCTTGCTCCAGGTATATGCGCACATATACATCTCTACTAACAGTCTTGTTTATGCTACAAGACTATACTGCCTAGGTAAGAGGATACGTCCTACCTTGCGAGTGTGGTCCAAAAGATTAGTAGATATCAACGAACTATTTCGCTTTTTCTCCATATCTGTAAACTTTTGGGCCATTTTAAGTAACGTGGCGTTTGTCGGTACATTGTTTATACCTTCATGAACTCGAATATCGGACATTTTATCCTTAATTCGCGTTACTTCTTTGTGTTTATATTTTCCTTCGGAAGATTCGTATCTCCCGATTAGTGGAAGTGGGTCGTATACTGAGATAACGAAATCTCTGCAACGGGCTAAGGCTTCTTCTTTTGCTTTCTCCCAGGATTCCAAAGAATATCCTTCAAACATTTCTGTTTGTACAGGACGTGGGTTTTTCTTAAGCCATTTTTCGAACTTATGCTGAGCATATGCTTCCATGTAAGCCGCTGTTCGTTTCATGTAACGATAAGTTACTTTCTTTGATTCGATTGCTTTTAGCTCATCCTTTGTTAAGTTCTTACACTCTTTATGTTCAGACTTAGACCACTTAGGTCCATTACCATTCTCTCGAATAAGGTTGTTTGCTAACTTACCTGTATTTTCGTCTTTAACTAATTTTCCTTTTACTAAAGGAGGAATTGTATTGTTGGTAACGCTATGTTTACGACTATAAGCACGCTGTTGACCAAGTTTTTGTTTATTTGCTGTCTTTCTCATGGTTATGCTGCTTTAGTGTTAACGTTATTCTTGTTATCCTTGGTTTTCTGAGCAAGTGTAAATTTTGCTACAATTTTCCTGAGTTTTCTTGGACCACGCTTGTGGTTAGATCTATCAAGGAATTTGCGTATATTTTCAGCTTTACGGTGAGCTTTTGCTGCCTTTTTAGCCTCATCTGTGTTATTTGAAGGCTTTTTAGCCTCCTTAGGCACGGCATCCTTCTTTTCTTGAGCCTTGTATGGATTAACAGATACACCTTCTGGCAGAATCTCACGAACTTTGTCAAGTACATCAGATCCTACATCGCGTATCCATCCATAATCGTCTCCTAAGAACGTAGGAGTTATGTTTTCGTTCTTGAAGGACTGAACAATCATGTCCTTTATAGAAGGATTGAACATGAGCAAAATGTCGTAACGTTTTGTAGCTCGTATTTCCTTAATAAGGTCGTCAATAGACTTCTTGAGCTCTTCGGGTGTCTTTTCACCGTTTTTGTTTCGACGTTTTAACGAAGCAATTCGTCGTTCTTCGTATAATTTTTCTCGTTCTTTACGTAGTAAATTACGTTTGATAACAAGATTCTCACGTTGCTCCTTTGTGAGAGTTGTTATACTTACACCACCCATCGACTTTAAAGCCTTCTTGATGGGTTTTGCGTTGACAGTAACAGCTTTATGTTCATTATGCTGTTTACGGGCCTCCTTAGCTGCTATATGTTCCTTAGCACGCTGTTCCTTTTCTTTAGCATGCTGCTCTTTGTTTTGCTTTTTGAGCTGACGTGCAGTTACATTCTTTGTTGTATTGGAGGTATTATTGTTGGTTTTATTCTTTTTCATATTGATTATGATTAGATGTTATACATGTTTATTTGGAGAGATTGTGGTGTGCTCGGCATCGAACCGGTCACTGTTAAGTGCTGCCCTATACAAGCACACCTGATGCTACGCTGCGATATCGTCCTTGAACTTTGACAATAAATCGCCAGAAAGGTCGATTGTTGTCTTAGTGTTGAACTCCTCCATAGCTGCATCGTATTTATTAGCCTTAAGCTGCATGTCCTTAATCAGCTGGGCTATCTTAGCGGAAGAGAATGACTCCTTCTTACCAGTGCCCTTCAATCCCTTCTGAGACTTCTCTGTCGGGTTAATGGTAGGAATCATCTTAAGCTGTGCGATTGCCTCTTTAGCCTCACATGCAGCAAAAATGCTGTAGTTGTTGCTCTTCTTGAACTCATCTAGGTTAAACTCAAGACCCATGTTAAGATACATGAGCATACCCTTAATGAGGATGCGTTTCTCGGCCATCTGTGTAATCTCATTGTACAAAGCCTTGAGATCATAGCCAGAACCGAGACCGGCCTTAATGGCCTTTGTGGACATTACATTCTCGTTACGAATTGTACGCCAATACTTCGTGATCTTGTCACAAAGATTCTTACGAATAATGATGATATTACTTGAATTCAATTTTGTTGATGTCTTACTCATATCGTTTTGATTTAAATTAAACTTCAGTTCTATTGAATTCGAGAATCATCTACCTTGTACTCATTATCGTTACAACTCGATAATAAGCTTTATAACTTCGCTATCCTAGAGATCACCACCCTCAGGTATGATCTCAAGTTTGAAAACAAACTTTTTTCGGATAACTTAGTTAAAAAATATGCTTGTACAAAAGTACACACATTGAATTAAAGTCAAATCTGTTAAATTCATAAATAATCTTGTGATGCAAATCAAATATCTTTAGATAATGATTTACTAAACCTCTCGAGGTTTATACTCGATTATTAATGAACAGTCACGTCAGAAACTCCGTATTCTATGTCTATAAATTTGTCTCCAGCACTATCTCTGAAAGGGATTACTCGACGTTCCATCCCATTAACGTTGATTACGATGTTCTTAGGCACGTTTGTACCGTTAACAAAGCGAGACTCCAGTTCCGACTTCACCGAATCCCCCGCAGAGGATGCCTCATCTTTGTTATTACATACATGTTCGTAGCAATCGAAAAGTCGTTTTACGACTAAATCATAATCGCCGTTACGTTGTGAAAGTTTTGCAATCTCAGTACTAAGTCCTTCTTCAAGTGCGACGCTATTGTCTCCTACTGAAAGGTTTACAAGAGCATCCCATACCTTTAACGCAAAGTCGTTGAAAGGTATCTCTATCTGGCAAGATAATAACTGATTCCAGAATGGATAAGATGTTTTACCAAGCAAAATACTACCGTCCTCACGAATGGACACTGATTTATACTTAGACTTATCTTTCTGATTATTAAAAACCTTGTCAGATATACGTGTATCGCTAAGAAGATACTTCATCAGCAACACTGACGATTTTGACAAAGTTCCCTTAGCCATTAGTTGTGAACGTTAATCTGGACGTCAGCTGTACCCTTGTTCAGCTGAGCCATGTAGTCAGTAGCCTTCTTGGCGTTGTCGTTGATAGTAGAAACTATCGCCTGCTCCATACGATTCAAAGAATCCTTGAGAGCACGGATATAAGCAAGCTCACGCTCATTAGCCTCATTGAGGTAACTCTTGAGCTTCTCAGGATCTACGAAAGCCTTCGTAGACGGGCCACCCTTCAATGCCTCCTTGACGGCCTCAGCGGTTACTACGCCGTAAGAGATCATATCGTTTGTGACCGGAAGAGTGACATCTGCAGAACCATCGCTGTTCGGATTGATGAATACTACAGGGTTGTCGGTTACATCGGTACCAAGGGCAATACTGAGAATGTCCTTAGACTTGATGCAATAACGGTGCGGAGAGCGATTGAGAATAAGCTTCTGGTTGTTTTCCATCTGAACTGCGTTCTTCTCTGCCTCGAAGTTAGGCCAGCAGTCACGGACTTCTACCTGAAAGAACTGCTTACCGAGGTTACTACCTATCATACTAATCGGAGTACGATTGTTTGCTACTGTTGTCGAAATGTTAATGTTCATAATATATCCTTTTTGATATCGTTTTTGATTAAACCAACGATATATTGTTAATAATGTTAATTAAAAAAAGAAGAAAGTTGTGAAAACACTGCTTCGGAGAGTCGCTTAGGTGTTCTCTACTTTAAGACATAATGTACGGTTGGTGTGCTTATGGGAACCACGCTTTTAGCAAGAATTTAAATATTTAGTCATACATTTATATTCCTTATAATGAAGCTCAATCTGTATAACAGGAATCCAACGGTAGGATTAGCTGTGCCATTCATATATACATTCTATAAAGCTTAGAAAGCCGTATCAGAGAAATCAATCTTATGTCTTTTTAAGTTTGTGCTTATTTGTAAAACACTATGTAAAAGTTAATCTACATTTTTAGATACTGATTGTTAGACAATCGGCAAAATTTCCTAATGGACTAATGCGCAATATGTACCATACCCTCGAAAATTGTTTTTGAACCTTGTTAGTTTCCCTAAATAACTTACAATGATTCACGTAACTGTAACCGTTACCGTGTATCCTTCGGTTTATCGTCATGAAGGATATCCTGTTGACGTTTCCTATGCTTACTACGTGCGTGTGTAGCTCTTTACGCGAGGAGTGCGTTTCATTATCGAACAGTCTTACATCTTCCAGAGGATGTTTAGCGACTTTACGGCTTGTTTTTGCTATTGGCAAGTGCTTGCCTCATTTGTTTATAGTGCACGAATATTGAGATTTCAACTCATACGCTTTCACTTGTCACCCACTTTAGAGTTTCTTACACATCTATAGACAGTAGATAGTAAGAGATATCTTTTAATATATCACCTGCATACGCTTTTGCACTGCGTCTCATGGCTCTAAAGCTGCCCATCATTTCCACGTATTAGATCTGCCTTTAAGATTTACGTATAGATTTGCTGTCATATACTTTAGTCATGGCTATCATAACGGTTGGCACTCGAACTTCAGACCTCATTACTCCCTACTTACAACGTAGGATTTTCACTATCTGGGGACATTCAATTTTGTTAATAACTCTGTTCATATTATTTATCGCAACTTATCTTCACTTAAGATATATAAATCAAAAACACATACGCAGTTATAGTTTAACGGACTTTATCCCACAGGGACTATAATATATGTATACGTTGTTTGAAATCTTAGATTATCATCTGTATTGAAACGAAAGACTACTTTTACTATATATTGGAACATATATCCTCATTTTATCTTCGTAATTTTGATCATAACCTGATTCTGGGCTTTCTGACTGTCAAGTTGTCACCTAAATTGTGTAAAGCATTACTCTACACTTATACAAACTTATTACGCTTACCTAATTTTATTTGTACTACATCAGACTTTGTTCGCGGTCTCGTGTCGCGCATGACATTATCATACAATTGATAATTATCAACTAAGGGTCTGCCCCACCCTCCTGGTAGTTTTTCTTTTATATACCGATAAACTACAAAAGCCTGTCGGTCGTACTTCATCACATATCAGCCGTTTTACCCCATCACTGGCACCCCTTCAACGGAGTTGTGCCGAATCTAACGGCAAGGTCTTACATAGGCAGCATATTTACCATACACTTTATAAGTATTATCCTTATAATATTGTTATGCTCGATACAATTTTTCACACCTTCATACTAGAGTTGGAATCTAGGAACACTATGCTACAGCTTATTTTTAATACTTCATACTTATTTTGGATCTACTTCTAGTCGTACACCGATAGCATTGCAGACTGTACCATACCATGTATACATTCTCCCACAGTGTAAGTTTTTCGTAAGTATGTTTCAACTCGTGTTACGTTTGTATATCTTTAGTATTATCAGATATAATTTCGATACGATTATCATTTTGCTCTTCTTGAGACTTACGCGTATTTAAGAGGTCCATCGCCAGACGGTTCTCATGGACATTAGGACTTGACAATGACGCTCTGTCCTCTTACATATGAATTTTCACAACATATGCATTTCGTTCTACCTTTTGGGTTTCTCACCTTTTGAGAAGGCTAACATATTCTCGAACCAAGTTTTTTATTTTTCGTACATAGGTTAATGAGACCTACTATATGTACTTACCTGTACATATACTTATCTACAGCGCAAAACTGTAAATAAGTATATAAGACTAATTAATCTCTACAGAGGAGTTCAACTTTTTCAAATCAATCTTACCTACCTTCTTTATCTTATAAAGATGTAAGTTCTCATGATTTACGGTGTCTTCCTTCACATCCGTACGTGTTGCTATATAAAGAATCGGAACGTGGACTGTCTTCTTCTTTACTCTAAAAGGTACGTTAGCCTTCTTAGACTTTTTTGGTTTTACATATACCGTATCGCACACAGTAACTGTGTCTCGTACGGTATCTACTTTGTTCTCGTGTGCAAGTTTGTTGAGTTGCAAATCAACAGGTAACTGCATCTTACTCAGGTCAACTAATTGCGGCTGTACAGTAGCGGCATTTACAGTTGTTCCATGAATAGTGTCTGATTTCGATATAGCATCGGCTAAGAAAAATCCGGATATTGCAAAGGCAATGCTACATAAAATAGTCGTTAATTTTCTCATAACTTTGATAGTTAGTCAATTGCGTGTTTATACGCATGCACGGCACACTTGATACGGCGACCAATGTTAGATACTTCTTCTTTGATCGCCTGTATTAGTTTTTTGACTCGTCCTCCTTCTTATCGTCGGTCTTGTCAGGATCGTTGATATCCTCCTTGTAAGCAATATTCTGCTCAAGAGGATTGAGGAAGGAGTTAACGATAACGCCTGCACGCTTCTTAACCTTCTCGAGAATGACGTCCTTCTCCGGATTAGAGGAGAGCTCGTCATACTTTACGTCTGGCATCCAGAGGTCGCAGATACAGCTGATGATCTTCTTGGCATTGGCCTTCTTCTTGTCATCCTCACTGTTGAAGTTTTCAGCAAGGTTGTCAATATCGTCGAACGATGGGTTGTTTACCAAGTTAGCCACATCGGTCACATACGAGATGTTATCCTCAACTGGCTTGATGAGATTAGCAAGAGCCTTTGTGTCCTTGGTAATCTTCTTCTTGCGCTCGATATCTGCCTTATACTTCTTGATGCTCTCATCACACTCCCAGTTTACAAGAGTCTTGACGATTGCAGCGATAGTGGTATCCTGCAATGCTTCACCAGTCTTCTTGTTGCGAGAAGCGCGATAGAACAAGGTGAACGGGTATACTACGTTACGCTCTGTTGACAGAGCATTGTAGATATAGTGAGAGAGGCCTACTGACGTGAATGTGCACTCACCGATAATTGTACGCATCTCTTCCAGCAAATCAGAAATAGATTTTGCCTTAACCTCCGCAAGTTTGGCCTTCTTCTCATCGGCGTCAGTGAGCTTATTAGCTGCAATTGTCTGATACGCGCGAAGAAACTCGGCGGCATTGCGCATACGCTCATAAGGAGGTGTGCTTGTTTTGCAGAGAATGGCGGTAAGAGAATCGCTGAGCTGTTCAACTGTCTCAATCTTTGTGGGATTGGTGATGGCAGCCTCCTTGGCCTTCTTCTCCTTCTTGATCTTCTTCTTTGCTTCAGGAGATACCTCAACAGCTGTAGACGGAACCTCTACGTTTCCTTCTGCATCTGCGGGAGGAAGGAGTGCCTGATTGATCTTTACACCAATCAAAGGCATAACCTTCTTGATGCTTTCGAGCTGAGCAGCACTCATTTTTGTTGCGAACTGGGACGTACCAGTCTCTACCTCAATGGCGAGAACTGTTGCATAGCCGATCATAATGATCTCGTCCATTTTCTCACACGTTTCGTTGCCGACCTTTGCTTTCATCTTTGGGTCGTCATGGAAGTAGGTCTGAAGACCTTTCAACAGGTCAACCTGATGGTTTGCATCAAGTCCGGACGCTGTGCTATTGGCGACGTCCTTGAGCTGATCGATCTGAACTACTTCTACTTTAGAACCGTTATTGGTCTTTGTGTTTGCTGCAGGAGCAGCGGTCTTATTCTTTTTCATTTTGATAATGTTTTAAATTGTTAATTTTGTTAATTAATTTGTTAAATACTCGTGACTGTTGTCACATTAATACTCTCAATGGATAAGCCGATTCTGTGAATCAAGACGTATCACGAAGTGTCGAAATAATTAAGCATAATTGTGTACTGAATGTGTTATTAGTTCTTAAAGCAAAATCCTCCGATGTAGTCGGAATGTTAATTAATTCAGGTGTAAACTGACTCACAGCGACTGGTTCAGATTTCTCTGTTCCGTTGGTGGTGTCGTGGATTACATCTGCCAACAATGCGCATGAGGCATTGGATGTATCCATACACAACTGTGTGGAATACACCTGATTAACATTCTTCTTACTCGGTTTATTTGCTGCAAGAACGACAGATGTGAGAGCAAAAGCTCCTACAAATGACGCAAACAACGTCCAGAACAACTTGTTTGACTGATTGTATCGTGCGATACAGAGAATCAGAATCATTCCGAGAATAAACCAAAGTATAAACATTCTTTTAAAGTTTAAACTGTTTTTTAATACTTGCCCTTGTACGAGAAAGGATCGACTTAATCGTACCAGGAGACATTGATAGACTCTTGCTAATTTGATCTACTGTTAAATTATCTCTATAAAACAGTAAACATACATTCTTGTGCATAGGAGTAAACCTATCAAATTCACTCAGCAGTTGTTCATACGTAATACGATTGATAGTATCGTTTTCGTTTGATTCAACTTGATCCAATGACATACAACCGTCATTTTCTCCAAGAAGTTTGTTTTTGTCACCTATTTTACGTAGGTAATCAATAGCAGTTCTGTTAGCAATAATTCGCAGCCATCCTCCAAATGAAGAATAGTCTGTGAATGACGAGAGTTTGTAATAAACCTTTAGGAAGACTATATTTGTCAAGTCTCGGGCCTCATCAAAGTCTTTGAGATACGAATACAACACGTGGTCTACAAATCCTTTGTATCGGCTAAAAAGTTTATTAAAAGCAAGCATTTTGCCTGCTTGAGCGTCTTTGATTAGACGAATCTCCTCCTGGGTAATCTTCGGATTCTTCATAATCAACAAATTAACATGTTTGACACCGGGAAGGCTCCCTTACATGCATACCGGTTATTAAGGTGTCACTCCTATACGAGACGGTGCTCTTAGTACCCGCATTGTGATTAAACACTACTCTTTATGAGATGCGGGTGATGCCTAAAACGGCAACTGTTCGTCAGTTAAAGCTTTTCTGACTTGAAAAACGTTTTCTATTAAAGAGTCACAACAATACGGATATAAATCATGTGGTATTTTATAAGTAAGCATGTTACAGGCGATTCTTATTTTTACACCGGTTGTAACATTGTTATCTTTATCCATTTCAAGTATTAGCTTTTTGTATATCCAGCGTAACACTTCTTGGACATTCTTACTTTTTGATATTATATCCAATATTGTTGAACTCTCTTTTGAAAATGTGTCTGTTACCAAAACCAGAGGTTCATAATCATTATCTGTTAACAACTCTTTGCTTTTACAGATAACTTCACTGATCTCTAAATTTGATACATTGCGATACGATGATCTATACATCAATCGCATTTTTAAATATGTAGGGAAACTAATCATAATTAAAATGATTTATTAAAAGATTTGCCATCTCCTCGCATTCCCAAGATTCTTCGAAAAAATCCAAATAGTTTTGCTTCAGTCGAAGTTTAGCTTCTTCTTTATCATAACCACTTGTAACATCAGTAACATATGCATTTTCTAAATATGCATAGTTTTTAGCGAACCATTCTACCCAATTTTCTACGAATTTCCAGTATTTTGTACATTCGTAGCTTTTTGTAGACTCATCATTCAAGTTATCCCAGTCTATAGTGCTGTGAAAATTAAAAGGTTTAAAGTTTTTCTTTAATCCTAATAATATTCGAGTAGCATTTTTACGCTCCTCATTGTCAGTATAAATTGAGATAAAATGTTTATAAACGTGATTTACCCATGCTGTTTTGGAGTTTGTCCATAACAATGCAAGGTTTGCTACTAACGGAATTCTATCCCGTAACATAGCTTTATATCCTGTATTACTCATATTCATGTAAAAAGTTGCATTATTCTCACGAACCATGCAACTACAATAAAAAAGTAAAATATGCAAATCACTAATCGTAGGTATTGTGGACTCGAACCACATGTACGCCATTTTTATTTCGTTATACCTTCCTCCACTTTAGTAGGAAACACTCAGATTAAACTCACGCTACGCAAGTGTAATCTACGATGTTATAATCGCCGTTTAAATTTATAAACTATGCTTAACGCATTTACTTCCTTCAATAATCAAATACCAAGTATACGCCCAATTTAAGTATTAGTGGACGTATTGGGAGTCGAACCCAAGTCTTATTGAATTACCTCATGCACATTAGTTTAAACTAGTAATGTTCCAGTGATCAATTGGAACATTGTATTTAACGCTGTTTTAAAGCTTTTTAACAGCCTTAAACAATCTCTCCGATTAGCTACTTCATTGAGATAATTTAATGCTGTTAAAACGGCTTTAAATTAGCTTAAATCATAAGCAGTGATGTACGTGGCTCAAGGCTCTTGTACGTTGCTTTTCAACTTTTTTGATAATGTTTAGTAACAATGCTCAACCTGTGTTGCAGCATTAAGTTAGGTTCAAGACTCTCTAAACACTTCTTTTGATCATATTCTTTATATTATCTACCGTAAAGTCGGCAATTCTGGATCCGTACGTGGCTCAAGGCTCTTGTACTAAATGTTAATTCATTTACGGTGTTCCTCCTCTGTAACTCGCTGTACAATCTCCGGACACTTTTCCATCCCTCCTATACACTGGTTCTAAGACTCTTGTGTTGGATCCTGAATGATTAGAGCTCGTACCAAGAATAGCGGTAGCAACCAATCTCAGAACTGTTGAGTTCGCGTATCTCATCGTTGAGCTGTTTGTTGCTATCGGTAATTTTCTTATTGATCTCTGTTTCGAGCTTCTGGAGCTCGTCTTTGTACTGTGTAGGAGTAATCAACTCCTTCTCGTCCAGCTGTTTGCCAAGGTTATCACCCGGCTTTGAGCAGATTCCTGTAAGTTTGTCGAGTAACTCACTGGCGCGGACCAACTTCTCCTTGGTGATGTCGTCCTCGCGTCGGCGGGCCCTGAGCGTAAGAAGTGCATGGCGCTGCTCGTACGTAGCCTTACAGATGGCGTTCTTGAGAAGACGCTTCTGCTTCTCCTCCTTCTCGTCGGCGAGCTCCTTCTGGACCTTCTCGTGCAGAGTGGACGGCATGAGGTTACCCTTTCTGATTGTTTCCATTACGTTGTCTGCGTTTACTGTTGCCACAGTCTTGTTCTCTTTAGCTGTTTTTTCGTTCTTTGCCATTTTGATAATGTTTTAAATTGTTAATAAATTAATTTAATTAAAGTTTAATTTTGTTTAGATCACATAATGTGATTAATCTTCGTCTTCGTTTAAGTATGATTTGTTACTCTTGTCACGCTTGTATGGCTTTGCCTTCACGTGACGCGGCTTTGAAAACTCTGATTTTTGTGGTTTTTGTTTTTTCTGGCACATATGCTTAACGGTTTGGTACAGTTTTATCGATCGCTTTTATGATCTCGATGATGTCTGCAGATAGATTGTACTCTTTTCTGTACTTAGTTGGAACTGGATTGTTTGACAATATCTCCACTGCTGCGTTTAGCTGCGGATTAGTTCCTGTAGTACGGGCATTTGTGAGTTCTTTACCAAGAGCAATGCTGAAGTTAACATGTCGTTCTACTGGCGATGCCATTGAAAGCTGCTTCTTGAAGAATGTTTCCATAAAAATGCATGCATTCTTTACCGGATCTTCGTTCGGAGCTTCCTGCGTAGCCGCATGTACTACGAGAGCGGCGATGTCGTTCTTCTCGAATACTCTGACTTCTACTCTCTTGGAGTTGGTTATACTACTAAGAGTTGCCTGCAGTTTTGCTGCACTAATTTCGTTTAGCGGTTCGCCGTCCCAGAAAATGACGGCAATGTTGTTACCTAACATGTGTATGTCCCTCCTTAATTAGTTTGAAATGTTTTCCGTTGATTATCGTGTCTTTAACCGTGTCGACACTTTCTGTACACATAGAGCTTACCTCGATAGGTTTCGTTACGGGAAGATTGTTGTATACGTCTTCTCCGTGCAGATATTCCTTTACAATAGCACTCTTAGTGAGTACATTGTCGCGGTTGCGCACCACGGTGGCGACATTGATGAATGTTTCTTCGGGCAGAGATGCAAATATACTATCGTCGAATCGGTCGTTGACCATTCGTTGTCGATACTTGCTGATATCTTCTACAGTTTCAAACTCTGGATTGGACAACTTGTCCAACGCCTTTACGATCATTACTGAGTCATTCTCAGTTTTGACCTTTTTGTGACTTCCAAATTCGTTGCAGGAAGTCAGATGCAGCGTTACAATGGTTCCAATAACCAGAATTGCAACCCACATGCAAAACTTTAATAATCCTTTCATTTTGATAATGAATTTAAATTAATTAATTGTTATTAATCCTGTTTTTACAGAACTAGGAATAAACTGTAGTGCTTTCAGTTGTTTTCGCAACATACATACATAAATATGTACTGAAAACTGCGTGGGAGGGACTAAGCCCTCCCCGCAATGCATTTTTAGAACATATCGTTATATAACGTGCACGCTATTATTACAAGCGAAATAAGTATAAAAACGATAGTTAGTACCAATAGTGCAAAAGAAAATGCTGTTAAAGCATAGCAATGTCCAATGATATCAAATAACGCATAGGAATATGCGCATACAAGTATTGCAACAATTGCTATAGAAGATATTTTTGTTACATTGCGTCCCATATCATTCTACCTAATGTTATCTCGATATAAAACTTGCCGGTTTCGATATCGCGCTTTTTCTTAAACTTTTCACATTTGAAATAAGCGTAATCGCCATAAGAGGTAAAGAATCTGAGTACTTCAAATTCTTTAGTGAACAACTTATCATATGTTGTTGTAATGGAGTGCTGAATTTTCGTTTGTGCTCCACTCTGTACACGTTTGAAGGTTTTCAGTTCAAGCGGAAGGTTCAATTCCTTCACTTGATATATGTTCTTCTTTTTCAGAGTAATCATACATGATTTACCTGTTGTATACATTGCATATGATTTCCATCTGTTTGACATTAGAACCACCAAATATGGTCCTATCGGTTTACCAGAAATTGTTTTCTTTCTGATAAGCTTTCCGATTAGTTTTTTTGTCATAATAATTAGTGTTTTCTGTAATAGTGATTTTTGTATCGAATGATTGATGAGATCTGACCATTTCTCAGTTTGATACCAAGAGACGGCTTAATTTTGTTTTCTTCGCACATCTTAATGTATGACATGACGGTCTGAGATACAGGAATTAGCTCAGAAATGTCATTTTTAGTATCGTTGTAGATAGCGTAAAACTTTGTTTTGCCTGTTTTAGTTCTTTCTTCAACGTACTTGTCAATACATTCATTTTTGCACAGAATTGTGTCATACTGTACTTTTTGCGTTTGGGCACATGCTTTTACTGTTCCAAATGTGAACAATGCCACAATTATGAACAAGCCGATGTAATGCCCAGGATCAAGAGAATTTTGATTACTTGTCATGATCTTTGTTCTTTTTGTTATTTACTTTTGCCACACTTTCTCTAGTGACAATTAGAGTTTCAATTAAGAAGTCTACAATACTTCTTAATTTTTTAGGTGTATCACACACGCATGCTTGTTGCTTCATGTATGATATAGTTTCAACATTGTGTTGAATCTTTTTTGTTTTGACATCCAACCAACGTATTGCATCAAACACAGTAGGGATTGCAATATACGGAAATGAATATTCCTTTGTGAAAATAGAATATGATTCAATAGAATTCCATCTATTAGAATATCCATTCACTAAGCAATTGTACTGTCTTCCTCTCATTCTCTTTTCTTCCAATCTCTCTATACAATAGTTAGATGTTGGAGAGTCGAAACCAAGTTTCTTGAGAAGAATTGCTTGTTTATACGTTACAAGGAGACTTGATTTGTTCATTTTGTAAGTAAGAAAGTGATTGATGTTTTTAACTCACATGCTTCCAAAAAGGATAATATTTTTCCTTTGAGAATTTCTGCTGCGTTTTTGGTAATACCACTTGTTAATAACATAGTAGTGTTACCGTCTTTTATCCACAATCTATTACGATCGTTTCCTTTGGCATCTTTAGTCACACTTTTCTTTCTTGGCGGATGTACTTGGTTTAAGCACTTTAAGGTCTTTGATGATTGCATCGTGTCTTTCGTAAATTTTTTGTGTGTCTATTGCAAGTTTAATGATCACAGGAATGGCATCTTGTATCGCTTCTAATGTGTTGACATTTATTTCAACATTCTTAGGAAGGTCTAGTTGTATAATCAAACCGCATTTGAATATCTCATAGTTTATCATTGTGACAATTTCTAACACAGATGATTGGACGCTTGCAGAAATATTGAAATTTTCAAATATTTCTATAAGTTCTTTAACTATTCGATCTGTTATGCGTGAATTGTTTTCTTTAAAGAAAACGTGCATAATTACAGATTTTAAATCCGCATAGTTAACAACTATAGGGAATCCTGTTACAAAGGTAATGTTTTTGTATTCCATATCTCTTACGGTTCAAGAATAACGGGCATGATGTCATCAAATGAATTAACTTCTTTATCGTTAATACGAAATACTTCAATTTGTTCATTATCAACTTCAACAGAATAACTGTTGTTTCCAAAGTCGCGTACTTTTTTGATGTCTTCAGGTCTGACAAAAATTGTTTCGCCATCGTCATTTAATAACTTAATGAATTTTCTCATAAATTTGATGTTTAGAGGGTTGTTAGATTGCTGCAAATGCTTCATCTGCAGTGTAAACATACGTATCGTTGATTTTTGTGATGCGCGAGCGTATTACATCCGTAGTTTTGATTATGATAGATTTTGTAGTATCTTCATAATATTGTTCAAAACTTATAGATGTTATCTCACTCTTTCGAATGAAATATACCTCTTGATCAGCTGTTTCAACTCTAACGAAATCTTCTCTGTTCATTTTGATAATGATTTTAGTTCTGTGACTTGTTTTTTGAGTTCAAAATGAATTGCAGCTGCAATCATGATTAACTCGGTTTTGCTTACGAACAAAGTGTGATGAAATCCTTTACTATCAGTTTTGGTTATTATGTAGTTGGAGGATTTCTTATCACGCTTTAATTCGATTGTAGGTTGATCTTTCATCTGACGTTACTTAACTTCTACAGTCACTTCAGTACCTTTAGACGCAGCTTCTATTTTCTTTTTCAGATCATAAGCTTCTTTTTCTGATGCTGTTTCTCCTAACACTGTAGGAGCATTGTCTACGGCATCTTTTGCTTCTTTTAAGGAAAGTTTAACTGTTTCGAAAACAGCTTTTACTACTGGAAGGCGAGCTTCTCCTACTTTAGTGAGAGTAACCTTAAAGATTGATTGTTTTTTGTCCATACGTTTACGGAATTTTGGTAATGTTACTCCTAATTTAAATCCAAAATCAATTAACATGTGATTTAGTTTTGACAAGAATCAACTTTACATTTCATATCAAGATATCGTGAACCGACATCAGATGAGAGAATAGGGTCATCAATATCGAGACCCAGAGAATCAAGCAACATTTCTGTTGCACCATAATAATGCCTATAGTCATTGATTACGTTCATCTGGTGTATGAATTCAGACTTAGGAACATAACGATGTTCGACTAAAAGACTTCCCTTCAATACACCTATGAGCATAAAAATGCCATAGAACATGATGATAACACCTACGCCATCTTTCTTTTTGTGATTGATCAATGCAAGCATTACGATCAACACAAGAATAATAGCTGATATGATTAACATCATGTTTACTTCTGCAATAGAATCTGTACATAGACTCAATATCACAAAAGCAAGAGGAGCTGCTACAATAAATCCTGCTGCTGCTCCTAGGATTAAGTTTTTGATAAACTGTAACATGTGTTTGTTGTTTTAAATGTCAGTCAGAGTTACTTCCATTTTCTTTTGTGTTAAAGAATAACCGAAGAACTCCTTCACGAAGAATGCCTTAAGAAAACAAACAGTTTAAACACTTATTTGGGTGCTTTTTTGGGTGTTTTTTTGAGCATCGGGCAATTGTCAGTAATCTTTATACCGAACGGAGTACCATCTGCGAAGAAGACGTTATCTTTAAGTATTTCATCTCTGCAAACTTGGAACCACACCATATTTGCATAAAATGATGGGTTTACATGATCAAGTTTGATTATATTTACATAATCGCCATCGATCTTTACCCATCCAAATGGCTGGTGATTCTTCATCTCTGCCCAACACTCGTCGATGTCCTTAAAAGGACGATACTGAGGTTTGGGTTTGATTCGATACTCGAATTTGTTTGTGTTCCAATCGTCTCCACTATGTGTGAACCAACTGGATTGATAATTGTCCGAAACAATAGCTCTCTGTTCGATTACTTCACCTTCTAAAAAGGCTTGCATGATCTTAATCAGATCTTTTGTTTTTTCTTTGTCCATATTTGATTATTTTGATTGATGATCATTGTAATTCCTATAAAAATGTTTAAAGTTTGAAAAACTAAAGAGTAAAGATGTATCACTACATCCTTACTCTGTTTACAAACGTGTGTTTTTCAAGGAATAATGGAACACGAAATCCTAAGAAACTTGGATGTTTGAGTTGTTAATGGACACATAAAGTGTTTCGTTCGGTCTCATCAGCATTAATTTTTACGTCTCCCGAATGACGTCTATAAAAGAGCAATAATGTGCACCTCTAATGAGGCACACACTACTGCTAACTCCTGTAGTCTAGATGCAAGTGGTTAGCTCACCTACAGGAGGATTCTGCATGCAACTGTTACCAACAGTATCAAGTTTTGTGGTAAAAGGAATACCCACATTCACACTTCCTTTTACTGGCAAGTTGAAACCAATAAGTGTGAATTCGTCATAGATGCAGATCTATGACTACCGCTCTTCTCTAATATCATCCTGTTAGTGTCATCGGACACTTCAAGATGATTTCTGGTCTCTTCCAACCTATTTAGGTACGTTTCGCCATTAAACTTTGATTCTTTATTTGGGAATAAACCCTGATATCCTAAATGCAATTAGAATATTTCGTCTTAATTTTCAAAGACTCTTCAGAGGGTTTTTTAATATTAGCGTATTGTACATAACACTTATGTTTAAGCGGCAGCGTATAGCTGGGTTGGTTACCAGCTATACGTTGTTTGTTTAGGTTTACTGCACTGCTTGTCCAGCAGGAGCACCTAAGATGTCGCTTGCACTTGCCGCATTTGGAATTGCAGCTTGAACCGCTTCAGGATTTGGAGTTTGTGGAGTTATTTCGCCCATGAGGTCTGGTGTGTATGGAGTCAGCAAAGCCTTCATACGCTCGCATACCTCTGTTGGAGACCAACCTTGTACCCAGTATTTAATTGGCATGCCGTTGGCATCTCGAACCAGTCTCATCTTGGTTGCAAACGTGTTTGGATCTACGATTGGGTTGCCGAACTCGTCAGTTACAGGCTCTGTTTCAAATGCATACTGGCAGAAGACTGTCAAGGTCGTGATGATCTTAGGTGTCTTTGTTCCACGATAGCAGATTACATCGTCCTTTTTGTGTACGATTGAACCATTGGCATCTACAATGTCGTTGGTGTACTTGCGTACATAGTTACCTCCAAGCTGTACCTCTACTGGCTGTCCGTTGACGAAGATTCTGTCCTGGATAGGCATGTTGTCTTCTGACCAACCTTCGTTTGGCAAGCTTCCTCCACGATCTTTTGACAACAAGTTCTTGTAGTGCTTGACGATTGCTTCTGAGAAGCTTACTACTGTGTGTGTGGGCTCGTCCAGGTTGATGGGGTTGATGCAGTCGAATCTGAGGTATTCGTTTGCTGAAGCCTCTCCGCTTGCAAGCTTGATGCGGTTACCGTTAGTGTTTTTAACGATCTCGAAGTTGATTTTCTTGTAGTTCATATATTTGTGATTTAAATTAATAATTCGCTATATATTAATACGTTAGATAGTCAATCGAATAGTAAAAATGGGGACAAAAGGCAGATTAGAGTCTGTCTCTCATCCCCGTATCTACATTTGGCTAATATCAAACGGTATTGACTCTGGCTAATAGAGCACAGGGCCAATCGGCCGAAGGCCGTCGATTGATCAAAGCGTTTTGTTTTGTTACGAAAAGCAAAAAGAGCAAGCCTTAGCATTTGCTAAAGCTTACCCTTTGTTGTACTAGATTTTCTCGATGTCGCAGAACTCTGAAGCTCTTTCTATTGAATAAGATCTGCTGTTGTAGTCAGTTCCTGCTGGTTTAGCGAACTTGTATGTCTCGCTTTCTGCTGAACTGTACTGTTTTCCACGAATACTGGCATCAGTGCCATCGTATGCTGCTGCATCTTCTTCAGTTTTGAACCAGTATGTTCTTTTGTAGAAATACTTAATACCAATCTCTCCAATACCTATGTAGTTGATTTCAACATTGAATATATCAATGTTTTTGTTTGCTACATCGTCCTTTATGAAAGATAGTGCATTGTCTTTCAGTACTGCATTCACTGGTACACCTTCTGCTACTGCATCGATTTCATAATCTTCCAGGATGGAAGCCAGACGGTTGATCAAAGCTTCTTTGTTAGAAGCAAGCACACCCTCTAGTACGATTTTCTTTACTGTTGTGTTCATAACTATATGATTTTAAGAATTGAAATTCACTGTAAGTTTATCGTACACTAAAACAACATCAGGCGTATTGACCACGACACTTTATGAACACCCAAAGCCCTTTCGGGCTTGTTGGACGAAGACTTAGAATAAGTCGTCGTCTTTAATCGAGGATGCGAGTGAAGTTCGATCAACTTGTTGATAGAGCTTTACCTCGGAGCCTTCGATTAAAAGGCGTAGTACGGTACGAGCAAGGTCAGCTCGCTGAGCCTTGTCTTCGATATCGTACAACTTGTTGTCGCGATACTCGGTAACGTACGTTTCTTCGCGCTTTGACCATGTCGAAACACGAAGATAAAATAATGTCTTAGCCATGCGTAGATATTGTTTTAGTGTGCTGGCACCATTGCACAGCACAGCCATCCGGTAGGATGGCCGATTGATCACAGCATTTGGTTTTGTTACCGACTTTACTTTAATTAGAATTACATTGCCCTCATGTATTATATATAATTGCTATCATGGGTGGGGGTATTTGGCGCCTTTGTCGATGCCGGGGAGTAAAGTGCTTACTCTTTCACGTTTTCATGTTCACACAATAAAAAATTTTATTTCCAATTTTTACACTTATATAATAAAAAAAAATAAAAAATCGGAGGCTTACGCAGTAAACGTAGTTAAATGAAAAAATCCGAGCTAGCTAGGCTAACCCGGATATTGTTATTCGTTACTAAATACTTCTTGAAATTTATCATATTCTCCTTTATCACTCATAATTATAGCTAGTTGTACTATGCTTGCTACACCATCTTCTCCTCGACTTTTAAGGTCATCTAGTAGATCAACCATTCTCTGTCTCTCTTTTTTACTCAGATATTTTTTCATGTTTTGTTTTATTAAATTCTTCATGTAATGGATGTGCCAAATTATACATCTGTGGGTCTACATGTGTTTTATCCCTTAAGTCAAAGAAGTGTTCCCAATCTTTATCAAATCCACACATGTATAACTCTGTTTTAGTTGCATTTGGGAGTACCGTACGAGCCTGTTGTGGTTTAAGACCTAATAATCTAAACGAGGTGTATGTATCTTCAATATTATCAAGCGTACTTAGATATGTAAATTTTTCTATCGGTGATAAATCAAATGCTGGAATAACCATTTGAAATTTTAAATCTTTATATGACGCATACGGATAAGTATCTCCTATTCTTTTTATCCAAGTAGCAGCTTTTTTGGGGTGCCCAAATGGATACTTAAAATGCTTATATAAATCCTTGCCGATTTCTATTGATTTATTATAATCAGAAATATTAAATCTGAATGTAGATCCATCATATTGTTTGGTACACTTGTATGAATATTTCTTATCTATATAGTCTATCAATATGTCTACAATATGTTGGTTATGTGAACAAAATCCAATATTACAACTTTCATTAACACCTCTTTTTTGAATAAAATATCTAACCCAACCATCGCCATCGATCAAACCTCTGATAAAATCAGGTTTATATTCTTCAGGAATACTATTCCACAATTTATCTATATCTTCTGATGATTGATCGTATGTTTTATTTGGAATAATTCCAATAGATACGAGATCGTCAACAATATCATTTGAGCCAAACTGTAAATGCGTACAATTATTATCAGGAGAACATGTAATTTTATCTTTTATTTGTAACAACATATCTTTTATATACCAAGAATAATCCTTATGTTGCGTAATGTGTACACTCTTATGTCCAGGTTTATTAACAATACTTCCATCTGTTTGTATTATTCCAAGTAAATATGCTTTTTCTGAAGTATCTATTTGTTTGAAATAATTATTATCAATTATTCCTTTACAACCAAGACCTCTTATCTGTATATTATTTTCTTTTAATATACATCTAATTTGCCATTCTGTAAAACAACTGTTATTTGATATTTCTCGCATGGAGAAACCGCTCGTATATGCAGAAATTATATCATCAACATTGTCGCAATTATATTCACCAATATAACGTTTATTACAACTTGATACATAACGTTGAGATTCCTGCATAAATGACATAGATCTATGACGTACCAGTTCATGAGATACAGCTCTATTTGTTATGAATTTTACTGTAGTACGTTTTTGATGATGTTCAGTTGGCTCACACATGTATTGTAGGTCATCTATACGGTTCTTCTCAATAATAACTCTATAGTTTGTAGTTATATATCCCACTCCTGCCGACATTTCTACTTTAGAATACGGATTGAATATGTATTTATTTATGATATAATAATCGCTTGTTTTAAGATATATTGTACCAAACTCTAATGGACTATAATGTTTCATATTTATAAGACGTTGTACCATCTTTTCTGCACTGTCTTCTGTTATTTTATCTTCAGATTTATATGATACTCTGGCTGCTCGTTCTATATCTTTATATACATCTTGTAATGTATAACCATGTGTTTTACAAATTTCGTACGATTGATTAATTAATTTCATATTATTTCTTTTTTCTATGTTTCTTTTCTTTTTCTATAGCATCACACATACATTTTACAGCCCATTCTATTATATAAGCTAAATGTTCATTACCTGTGGTTTTACTATAATTAAACTCTAAATCTACACTTTTAAATATACCATTCATAACATGAAATGCTTCATGTGCCATTTGTGGCGATGATGGTATACCATCAAATACAACAAGTATTGTCTTGTAGTTTGTTTTCTTATTGTATAAAAGATCATATGTAGATCCGTATTGATCATCATCGTCCGATATAAATTTGCATTCTGGATCGTTTGTCCACGCATAGTTATCATTCATATAATCAATAGAATTTATATCAAACATTATATCTAACTTAGTAGGATATACACTACAATCATATGAGTATACTTGTGTGTTTTGTTTCTTCATATTTATTTTCGTATCTATTACATGGAAACTTTAACTTCCACATACATTTTATACAATCATGTCCTAAATTATACAAACATGTACTACAATCATTATTTAACTTCTTCATAATCGACATATTCATCCATTACAGTTTTTAATGCTTGTTCTTTCTGTTCTTCTATAGGACGAGATTTTTTCAGAGTTTCTATTAATTCCTTTTCATGCGGATTTCCATATTTCTGATAATATTGAAATAACATTTTTGATGCATTATTAAATGCAATTTTATCACGTATGTTATTGTTTTCATCTTTATCATTACCAAGTTCATCTACGAGTTTTTCTAACTCTTCCATTGTGTAATCCTCTAACATACCTTCGTTATTCAACTTACGAATTATATTGCCGTCTTTATTATATATATTTGCGTATTTATTAATCTTTCCCATTTTCTTTAGAATAATATCCGTTATTTAATCTATACTTTTGTTCTTTTTTAAGCCAGTTTAAAGCTTTAATAAACCTTGTGTCTTTCAATACTTCTTTCATAGTGCGCAACGTATTTTGAACACTTTTCTTCTACTATGTCTCCATTATCATTGATTGTTTTATGAGTGTAAGTTTGGTTATTTTTCCAGTTATAATAAGCACTAAAGCGCTAGGCTCTTTCTCTTCTAGAACTATACTGATGTATGCATTTAAGCATTTGTTCTGCATTTATACATCCCATTACATCTAAGTTACATATATGTCCTACTATATCATTAACTCCTTCTTCTAAGAACTTATCTTTAAGTCTATAATAATCTTCTATTGCTTGTAGAAAATATTTATTATTTGAATCGTATATAGGAGATAGATTTACTATATATGCACTATTTATAGGATGATTATGTATAAAATACCATTTACAATTATCAGTTACAGGTATAGATATATCTTTTAATGATAATAAATCAGCATAGTATAATATTGCATTTAATTCTATTTCATTCATGTATTATTATATATGATATATATTATATATTAATATTATTATATAGAGTATATGTTATATATAAACCCCTTATATCCCCTTAACGTAATATTGAGAAAAAAGTTGCAATTTATAAAATATTTTTATCGATGCAACCGAATTTTAATTACATACGTTACGGTAACATAAACTTAAAATTTATTTAAAATGAGTAAAGTATTAAATGTAATTGAGCCGTTTATGTTTCTAGAGACCGGCGATAAGTTTGAGTTAAATGAGAATGCAGATTCATATGTATACGAGCATAATGAGTCTTTTAAAAACAAGGACAATAAGATTAAATCTTCTGTCACTTCTGTATTTTCAATTTCTCCTGAATACGCAAAGGAGTTGATAAAAAACGGAATACTCGAAGATCCGTTTGCAACCAAAACTAATTCATCATTCGTTAACGTGTTCGATGAGATTGATGATATGTTGATTAAGTATAATGCTGATTTACGTAACATCAATAAAGACATGAAAGGTCAGCCAGAATGTCTTAAGGTTGAGAAAACAACAGTTCTTTCAAACCTTATTAAAGTATTAACTCACCTTAAAGGACTTAGAAAATGAACGACAACGAGAATATGATAGATCAGTCGCAGTTAGCACAGAGTGTTTCAGAAAAGATTCCATATGATTTTACTGATTTCATTCTTGTAAAACCGCTGGACAAGATCATGGTAAAGAAGGAAGTAACAGAACTTCCTAATACAAAACCGGTCAAGGATGCTGATGGTGTAGAAGCAGTAGAAGGCGAACCTAAGACCGAGGTAAAAGAAGTAGAATCTGATTTTAGTAAGGGAATTATTATTAAGCTTCCTATCAGTTATGCATTACAACTTGAATCAGAAAAGGCAAGCGACAGACGATATATGCCTCACTTTAATATAGGTGATGTGGTTGTATATAGAACAATGGCAGCTAAGCCTTTCGATTTGCTTAAAGATAGCAAGATGATCAAGACATACGATGTTGTAGCAATAAATCGATGATTAATATAGAAGATATAATTAAGGAACTTTCAAAAGAATTGAATATAGATAAAGAAATAGTATCTATCGTATGTAAACATCCATTTAATTATACAGTAGATATTATGAAAAGTGATAGTACTAAAGATGTACTATTCAATGAATTATTTAAATTCAAACTAAAACCAAGATTTAAGAAAAATAAAAAATAAAAGTACAGATGAAGACATTAAATTTTATATATGATCAGTATAGATCATTTGGAAAACCTGTTATTGTTGATTTTAACAAAAATGATGTAAAATCATTGGATAACATCCCTTTAAACATAAATTACTTATTTGTTGCTCCTGAGGATATAGAGGTTCGTTATAAAGTAGGAACTAAGACACACGTTCTTAATGCAAACAAGGGAGACATTATAGTTTCTTTCTATAAAGATGATTGTATAAAGAATCCTATAATAGTTGTAAAAAACAAGGAGTGGAAAGCTAATGTTGCAAGTATGTTTGCTGAAGAAGCTGCAATTCAGGCAAAAAACGAAAAGATGGCAAATATGTGTTGTGATGATTGCGAATGTAATTGCCTAGAAAGATGTTAAAAATTTTAATTTACTTTTGTACTAAATATTATATATTATGAAGAAATTTAAACCTAGTTATATTGTAGATATAACAAAGTGTGAAGACACTCTCGATATGATTGTAGCAATTGCTTATGCAAAGACTGATGCAAATGTTGCAATTACTAGAGACGAGCTTGATGCTGTAATAATTCTTAACGCATACGACCTTAAGGATTATATAGAAACGACAGCAGATAAGTTTAGTGAAATGATTATCAACACTCTTAATAAGTGTGCTGAAAAGAAGGAACCAAAGAAGAAGCCTAATGTATTTAAGCGCTTCTGGAATTGGATGACTAAGAA